GTTGATCTGTAGATAAAATTTTCAGATCAAGGTTATTAATATTGATATTAGTCTGATTGAGTTCGATCTTAGTAGTTTCTGACCATTTGTCTTTCTGCCTCAGTGCCAGCCATCTTGCCTGTGCCCATTTATCACCAGGCTGGAATTTCTTCACTTTTACTGTCATCACTTCCCCTTTATAGACGTGGACTTCTTCCTCTTCATAAAAATACCCGAGTGCTGTCTTCCTAAAAGCCACCACAACTTCCCTATCACTTTCCTCTTTCCCCTTCTTCAACCACTTCATAAAACCAGGCTTTGTCCTTTTCCAACTATCTAAAGTCATAATATCAATATCCATAACTTTAGCAATTTCTTTATCTGTATGACCTAACAAAGCCAATTCATATGCTTCTCTACATCTATCCGTATTCCACTTGATTGGTACTTTTGACATATAAAATTATCTTAATTTGCTATTAATATACAATATTATAGATGAATATATCACCAGATAAACTTAAAATAATACCAATATGTGTTATATATAACAATACTATATTTCTTTCTACCAAGTAATAATCAACAAATTATCTACTAAATTCTATCCCAACTTTATTTTCAATATAGTAACCAAAAGGATAACTTTAACATTATCATAAAACCACTTTTAAATCAAAATGAAATTTTTAAAATTTTTATGAGATTATCAATATATCAATAATCTCAATTTACCAAATCAATTTTTATTTCATATATATTTAATCTCTAACGGAGGAATCCCTCTATATATAATCTCTCAGTTGATGTAAATCTAAAAATTTAGGTTTGACTGAAATGATTAGTCCCAATATTTGGGATCCTGTCCGCCCTCTTTTATCATCTGGATCCGTCAATTAATCGGGGGTATATATCTACATATATCTATATATTATCTCTCAATCTTTCTAGAGAGATCAGTCTCTCAGCTGATCATATAATAACAGACATTCATATCTTAATCCCTCATTATCAATCATCTACTTTAAAGAGATCATTTTCCAATCAAATTGAGCGTGCGGAGATCGGTCGGTCGCGGAGATTTTTCCTACCATTTTGAGATCATCTCAATATATAATATCATTAATCTACATATTCATTTATTATTATTTATTAATTTTATGATTACATATAATTATCATTATTATTTATATCATTACATATATTCATATTATTTAATCATTATATCATTTTCATTAAGATTTTTATATGTTTTTTATATCAATTTATGATTGATATGTAATAGATATTAATTATCTTTATATTAGTTATTTGATATGTTTAATTAATCTGATTTCCGATTTCTATTTCGAGATTGATCAATCTCAAGCTCTTTGACATTTTGGTGATTATCTTTCATCTCAAAAATCCTATAATGATAAAAAGAGAGATGATAAATATCTGGAGAATCAAATCTCAAAATCATATCCAGATAGATAAATAAAACGATTAACTTATTTCATAGATATATCATTTATCTATGATTGAGATTTTAATCATTTTTTGTAAAGATTTATGTTTTTTGGATGATCTTTTAATCTGATCTTAAAAATCAGATCAAAAAGCGAGACGCTGGATTTCAAAAATCTGATCATCTGCCAGATTTAAAAACCAATTTTATCAATTATTTATTAATCTTTAAAAAAATGAAAAAAGAATCTTTAAAAAAAGTTGCGGATGTTAAATCATCAAAAAAAGTTGCTGACCAGGTTTCTCCTCTCACATCAAAAAGTCTGCCAAAATCAGATGAAAAAAAGGTAAAAGAGGTGAAAGCTGATCCGGAAAAAGAAAAGGCAATTTCTGATGCAAAACAAAAAGTATCCGAGCTTGAGCAGATTTTTGCTGACGCAAAATCAAAACTTGCAGATGCAAAAAAAGCTCTCCGCTCTCTTACCGGTGGCAAACATGAGAAAAAAGGACCTGGAGTGATCACTTCGATCTTATCTCTTGTAACCAGCTCAGGTAAAAAAGGAATATCAAAAACTGAAATTCTTGCCAAATTGGTTGAAATGTTTCCTGATCGTGCAGAAGAATCAATGGAACATACGATTTCGGTTCAATTGCCCGGAAGATTATCAAAAGAAAAAGGAGTAAATGTACAAAAAACGGAAGCTGGAGCTTATTACATTGCTGATTAATCCGTAGTGATTAAAAAAAGGGAGCCTATAAATAGATATCCCTTTTTTATTTATATACATTTTAGAATATTTATTTTTTATTTTATATATTTGGTGGATATTTATATATAATGGATAAGAAAGTTTGTAAAAAATGTAATAAAGAAAAACCATTAACTCAGTTTTCAAAAAGAAAAGCTGCTTCAGATGGTCTTCATTATTGATGTAAGAAATGTTTCCACTATACTAATTTACAACCTCTTTGGGCAACTGATAATTTGAGTAAAGGTAATAAATATTAGGTTTTATATATAGATTAAAATTAAAGAGGTTTAATACCTCTTTTTTTGTGCCTTAGAGTAAGCTCTATACCTTTATCCAAAAAAGCTCGATATATAGAGAGCAGTCTATCCTCTATTATCTTTTACAAATCATTTATATAGATATACAAATAGATGTTTTATATCTCTCTTAATCTCATGCCAATCGAAAATGGACAAACTTGCTGAAATAATAGGCAAAAAAGGTTCGATTCCTTTTATTGGCACAAAATATAAATCAAATTAGTTTTAACTAAATCTTTAAGAAAATGAAATCATTAGAAAAAAGGCGGTTTATGATCTTTATGGGAATAACTCTATTTCCATTTTGTTTGGGAATGATAAATTGGAAATTTGTATTTACTTTCATCTTGGATCATGGTTATTTGTTTTTAGTAGCTTTTGTAGCTATTTGTCTGCTCGGAATATTTGTTTCTCCATTTACCTCAAAATTGAGATGAAATGGAAACAGATGTAAAATGGATTTATCAGGTAGGAAGTGTTGATTTTGGTATTGTATCAAAATTTGATAATCTTTTCCAGGTACAGATGTATATTAGTGGAAGGACAGTATTCTTGACCTACAGTTTAAATTGATCTACTAAAGGGATTTCTTAAAAAAAGGGATCCTTTTTTTTATTTGCTTTTAAATAGAGATTATAATATTAACTTAAAAAATGATAAAATGCTGTACACTGGAAAAAGAATGACAAAAAATGAAATCCTTATGCAAAATATGGAAATCATCACTGGTCCTTATTTTGGTAAGAAAAGTAATCAATTACTTTCTTTAAAAGGACAAAAAGCTACTCTTACCAAATGGATTAAACAAGCCGAAGAGTATTATGAAACAGTAAGTAAAATTTACAAAGAGCCTGCCAAATCCCGCTTTTATTTAGGAGACTTTGTTCATTCCTGGATAGTTAAAAATGCTCAAATGGATGTTGAGGTTCTTAAAGAAATGAGAAATGAACTAGAAAGTGGAGTGGTATTTAAAGAGAGGCAAAAATACCAGCATTAAAAACAAAAGGGTATTCTCTTATTATATAGGGATTACCCTTTTTTTATTGTAATTAATTAATTTGTTAAATTTAACATCTAAACTCATGACTCAACTTGAGAAATTTGTACATTCTGAAACAAGAAAATAATTGAAAGATCATCATTTGTTTTTGACTCAATTATTCATTTTTTCAAAAGAACATGAAAAAGAGAATGAAGGAAAACCATTAACGGTTTTTCAAACTCTGTTGTTATATATCAATGAGATCGTAGATCGAAATGATATATAACACAATGATTATTTAGAAAGATGTCAAAAATTAATTGAAAAATCACACAAAAAATGAGTTACCATTGGAAACCCTCAAAATCACAAAGGAAAGAATTTGCACAAAGAATGCAAAATGATCCTGACTATGCTTCTGCTTATTATGCAAGACAAAAAGCTCGAATCCAAAAAAGACAATCCTCATCTAAATTTGATTATGAAAATAGAGGAGGGATGTTTGTACCTACTTTACAGCAACATAACTTTTGTTTTGAAAATCTTCATTTATTTCAAACTCGAGAAGAAAGAGATGCTGCCAATACCGTGATGTATGGATGGTCATGTAATGAAAGAGTATCACATGATGATATTCATATTGTTAATGAAAAGATGAGAAATCATAATTTTAATGAAAAATAAAAAGAGATGAAAAAACTACTTTTATTCTTACCACTCATTCTTTTCTCTTGTGAGAAACAAGAAATAATTTCAGATGATCCTAAATGTAAAGAGTGTATCACTTTTATCTATTATTCAGATGGGTCAAATGAATCTTATTTGCTATTTTCTTGTAATCAAGAAGAGATTGCTAAAAGAGAAAAATTAAACTTTATCACTATTGAAGGTGGTAAGCAAGTTGTTTACATGACTACTTGCTATTATTTAGAATGTGAGAAATGTAAATAATATTTATTCTTTTAGTTTGTTTAAAATATTAAGTAAATTATAACAATTACTAAAATTAAGAAAATGAGCTACGAAAACCTGAAAAAGAAATATCCTGACCTTAACTGGCAGGAAGCAGAAGAAGTAAGCATAGAGGACTTGCAAGCTGCTGCAGACTTTGATATTAACCAAATTATAAACCAAAATGGAAAGGACTCAAAATAAACAAATCGGGTATTCTTCTGTGGAATACAAATCAGATACATATGAAGGACAATACTTAGATACAAAGGTGATCATAAACGATCAGCTCCTTTGTGTCATAGCTGGGAATACTATAAATGAATTTCATGAAGAACTAAAAACATTAATTGATAAATATAGAATATGAAAAATATATGTAATAAAATAATTCAAAAGAAATTTGATTGTTACATATATTAATCTTAAATTTGATTTTTTATTTATTTAATACCTTTAAGAAAATGGAAAACATGAAACAAGTTGTTGAGCAGAAAATTGCTCTGAAACTACAAAAGGGCTACAAAAATGCCCAAGACGCTTCATCACGTCTAATGGCAGAAGGAAAGATCCGAAGGGATTTTATCTTTGAAGTCGGTACAGAGAAAAAAGGAATTGAAACCAATATCAATTTCTTTCCTGATAAAAATGGATATGATATTGGAGCCACTTTCAGATTACCAAAAAAGGAAGACTTTACCATTAACAAGCACGCTATCCGTCAGGTAGCTGAAAAGCTTGGTATTCCTGGTGCTTATCTCACCGGATTACTGATGGGGGATAACTGGCAACGTACTCTTGGGTATAATATAATGAATACCCATAATGGATGGACTGACCGTAATAAGGTCCTTGTCAGAGCAGTAGGAAATGAAGTAAGAGGATTCCTATCAGATCAATTCCGCAGGCTTGACTCTGAAATGATCTTTGCCACTCACATGGACGAAGTCTTTGCAAATGGTGGAAAACTTGCTGACGGTTGGATGGATGATACAAGAGTAATGATTGAAAGCCTATTGCCGGAAGCAATCGAGCTAAAGACTGAAATGAATGGTTCTATATTCCTTGCCTTTGGAACTCGCCTTGCCACATCTGATTATGGTGATGGTGCTCTCGAACTCCGCAGCTTTATAATGCAAGGGGTTTGCCTTAATGGCATGGTAAGAGAATCAGTTCTCAGGGTAGTACACCTTGGTGCCAAACTCCCTGATAATATCGGACTATCAGAAAAGACCTACAAACTTGACAGTGAAACTACTGCCAGTGCTGTCCGTGATCTTACCGGGAATCTTTACAGCTCATCAGTCATTAAAGATAGAATGCTTGAAGTAAAAGCTTCTGCTGATATGACGGTTGATGCTATAAGAGAATTGAAAAACCTCATGGTGACTCAAAAAATCCTTAAGGGGGAATCTGAAGAAATAGGAAGGATCCTCATGCAAAACCGACCGGAAGATGGTCTACAAGGGGAATCTACTCTATGGAAACTTACCCAGGGCATTACTGCTTACGCTAATGATCCTGAAGTATCTGACCGCAGGAGAATGGAACTCCAGGAGATTGCCGGTTCCTTATTCAACCGGGTAAAGAATTAACAATGGCAAAACGATACTATGTGACAAGGGTAAGTAATTTTCACTACCCTTGTCGTCATTGTGGTAAAAAATATGATTCTGTTTTTCTTGCAGAGTTATGCTTTGAAACTGATATGAAAGAATCCAGACATTTAATACCTATAAATGAATATAACCAAACCCATGGAAATAAAGCGACAGGCCACAATGGCAGAAAATAAATATGGGGAAAGGGTAATCAAAATAGTATTTCCATTCTCTTTGGATGATCTGGAAAAGATTCGATCTTTACCAGGAAGAATCTTTCATGGTGAGGAAAAATGCTGGTCTGCCCCTGTAGATATATCTTCTATTAAAAGTCTTCTTAGTTGGGGATTTACGATTGATAATCATCTACAAACTTTTATGGACAAGATCAATGGAAAGATCATTGAGATTCGAAATGATATGAAAATCCCTGGATTAAAAGGAATGCCATACCCTTTTCAACGGGAAGGTATTGCTCATTTTGAAGTAAGGGAAGGTAGAGCTTTAAATGGAGATGACATGGGACTTGGTAAGTCATTACAGGCTCTTGGATTTATCCAATTACATAGAGATAAAACCCCAGTTATCATTGTCTGTCCGACATCTCTTAAATTGAATTGGGAAAGAGAATGTTATAAATGGTTACCTAATCCCAGCACTGAAATATTATCTGGAGGCAAAAATTGGAAACCTACTGCTGGTATTATCATTCTCAATTATGATATTGTTTCTGATTGGGTAGATACTTTAAGAAAGTTAAAACCTAAAATAGTCATATTGGATGAAGGGCATTATATAAAGAATAATAAAGCTATTCGTACAAAGGCTGTAAAAATACTCTGCAAAGGGGTAGATCATGTCATGATCTTAACTGGTACTCCTATTGAGAGCAGACCTGCAGAACTTTATAATGCTATTAATCTTATTGACTCAGGATTATTTCCAAATCGCTGGCACTTTCTTCAAAAATACTGCAATCCAAAGTATAACGGATTCGGTTGGAATTTTAATGGTTCTACTAACTCAGAGGAATTACATAGAATATTGGTAGATACCATAATGATCCGCAGGAAAAAGTCAGATGTATTGAAAGACTTGCCTGACAAGACAAGAACTGTGGTTCCTATTGAGCTGATTAATAAAGATGAATATTATTCTGCTGAGGATGATTTTATTTCCTATCTGAAAAGAACCAAAGGGATTGCCGCTGCAGAGAAAGCAAGCAATGCCGAAGCCTTTGCCTCAATAGAAGGCTTAAAGCAATTAGCTGTAAAGGGCAAATTATCGCACTCAATAGATTGGATCAAAGACTTTTTAGAATTAGAGGAAAAGCTGGTTGTATTTGCTACTCATAAATTTGCTATTGAGGCATTAATATCTGAATTTTCTGCCATAGCAGTTAAAGTAGATGGATCTGTTAGTAGTCCATTAAGACAACAAGCAGTAGATAAATTTCAAAATGATCCTAAGGTCAGGTTATTTATTGGGAATATACAGGCTGCCGGTATTGGAATTACCTTGACTGCTTCCAGTAATGTAGCATTTTTGGAATACCCCTGGAACCCGAGTCAGCTCGACCAGGCAGAAGATAGAGTACATCGTATCGGACAAAAGGATGCTGTTAATATCTATTACCTATTATCAATGAATACCATTGAAGAGAGGATTGTAAATCTTCTTGATAGTAAGAGAAAAGTAATAGATGCTATACTTGATGGGGTGGAAACAGATCAATCATCATTGTTAGGGGAATTATTAAAAGAATATGTTTAATCAAAACTAAAGAAAATGAAAACTACTAAATTATTCAAATTAAGTGCTTGCGTTGATGCAAGAGTTTGGGTTGAGACTCAAAAGAATCCAGCTGAAGCCTGGAAAAATTGTGAAAGAGGGGACTGGATGTTATGGCTTGCTAAAAGACTAAATGTTGATGATAAAAAATTAACAATGGCAAAAGCTATGTGTGCAAAACAGGTTGAGCATCTTATGAAAAATCAAAGATCAAAAGACGCTTTACAGGCTTGCTTTGATTATGTAAATGGAAAGATAACAAGAGAAGAATTGGATGCTGTTGCTGATGCTGCTTATGCTGCTGTTGCTTATGCTGCTTATGCTGCTGTTGCTTATGCTGCTGATGCTGCTGCTGATGCTGCTTATGCTGCTGATGCTGATGCTGCTTATGCTGATGCTGCTTATGCTGCTGATGCTGCTTATGCTGCTGCTGAGGCTGCTTATGCTGCTTATACTGCTTATGCTGCTGCTGATGCTGCTCGAGTAAACTCGTTAAAAAAATCAGCAGATATTTGCAGAGAATATTTAACAGAAGAAGTTCTTTCCAAATATAAAAGAATAAGGTGAATGAAAGATATAAACTTAATCCGTAAAATTGCTTGGTCATTCCATAATTCCACCGGTCTTGAGCTTGATGACCTAATACAAGAGGCATCACTTGCTTATTTAGATGGTCTGAGTAGATATGATCCCAGCAAGGGTATTATATCTACGTATATCTGGACGCATATCAAAAACCAGCTAACTACCTATGCCAGAAAAGAAAGGACGTACAATCATCCTCTTTGTGATATTACAGAGCTAAAAATTAATAGCTTACCTAAAACAGAGAATGAATTGTTTTGGGAGAATCTTACAAATGAAGCCAGAGAAATTGCTGATATTGTATTACAATCTCCTAAACCTTATGTAAAGAGTAGGGTAGTTGCTAATGAGAGGATCAAACATATTTTACAAAGCAGGGGATGGGATATGAAAAAAATTAAGATAGGATTGTCAAATTTAAAACTTGCTTATTCATAGTATAATATATTATATTAATAAAATACTATTATGGGTAAACTTGATCTGAATTTAAAGAGTATCCTTACTATTACTTCTTTCATGGCAGAATCTGCTACTGAAGAGTCTTTAGTAAAACATTTTGAGAGTAGTGTAAGAAAGTACAATACTGCCAAATTACTTAAAGCATCAGAAGTAGAACTCCATTCTATCTATCAGGATATAACATTACTGAGCTATGTAGTTTTGGTAAAAACATTGGGAACTCCCAATGATCAGTTATTAAAAGAAATAGCAGATATTAAAAGAGTATTAACTTTAATTAAACCCGTTCAAAATTAATTAACCCAAAAATCATTAAGAAAATGAAAAACATTTTAAAAGCAATCAGAAGATTTTTCCTTTCTATCTGGAATTACTTCTTTGGTAAGAAGGAAAAGAAAACTCTCACTCAAAAAGAAGAGAAAGGAGATAATGTTGGTCAAATCAAATGGACTCCCAAACAGGTAATCCCCGTTCATAACAATCGTAAGAATGGTCGTGGGAGATATACTCAACATATTGTTGAAGCTGACGGAACATCCCGGACAATTTATCATGGAGCTAAAAAGTAAATTCAATGAAACGTAGGAAAAGAGCCACTTTAATAGCAATGGAGAACAGAAATGCTCTCTATAATAAAACAATCCTCCATAATATTGAATTGGCTGATAAAAATACAGAACTTTCTATAATCAACAATAATCTTCGTAATGCCCTTGATAAGGCTAACCAGGTTATTAATAGAAAGAGGTGGTGGCAAGTTTGGAAATGGTTTAAATAAATTTACAATTATGAAAAAAGCATATGGTTATGTCAACAGAACGGCAACTCTCAAAAGGAGAAATGCTACAATTAGAAGTCAGAAAAGAGAAATTAAATATCTCTTGAAAGTCATTGAACAAATTGAACAGGAAAAGAAAGAGGATATCTCTTCTTTGATTTCAGATAAAAATAAGATTGTATCTGAATTACAAAGTAAGCTCTCTACTACTGAAGCTCAATTAAAAGAGTCCTTGAAAAAGAAATGGTATCAATTTCAACAGGTAAATGGATATACTCCAACTTTATAATGATTTTTCAGTAGACTTCGTCACCGAAGGTCATAAACATACCCAGGAAGGATGGGTCAATACTGAATGTCCTTATTGTGAGGGAAATCCTGGATACCACTTAGGGTATAATACCAATGATGATTTCTATCATTGTTGGAGATGTGGCAGTCATCCTATTATTTTGACCTTGGTTCATCTTCTTCATTTACCTTATAAAGAGGTTGAGCAATTAGTAAAACAATATGATCTTACCTTATCTAAAACTGATAGTGCTAAGAAAGTAATAATAGGTAGTAAAGTCTTTAGGTATCCCTCTGATGTAGGTCCTTTGTCAGATCATCACAAACACTATTTACAGAGTCGCAATTTTGATCCTGACCATCTCATTAAGACCTGGCAACTCTTATCTACAGGACCTGTAAGTACTCTTGATAAATATGAATATAAGAATAGGATTATAATCCCTTACGAGTGGAAAGGTCAAACAGTTACTTTTGATAGCAGGAGTGCCAGTAAATCCGCTTCTCATGAAAAGAGATATAAGGCTTGTCCAAAAGAATATGAAATCATAGATCGTAAAGAAATTTTATATGGAAAACAAGAAGATTGGAAGATTGATCGTACAGGGATATTGGTGGAGGGTCCCACAGATGTCTGGAGGTTGGGAACCAGCAGCCTTGCCGTATCTGGTATACAATACACCCCAAAGCAAGTCAGACTTTTATCCAATATTTTTAAAAAAATGGCCGTTTGCTTTGATAATGACCCGCAGGCAATACTGCAAGCTAATAAAATTGTGGCTGAATTAAAATTTCGTGGAGTAGATGCCTTCAGAGTTGATATTGAAGGAGACCCCGGATCAATGAAACAAAGTGAAGCAGATTATTTAGTAAAACAATTAATACATTAATCAAAACCAATTAAAAAATTATGAAAACAAAAATTGAAATTAAGTCAGTATTTGGTAAGGTTATTTTTGAGTTTGAAAAGGAAGACAATTCAATCAAGGAAACCTTGCAAGAAGCCGTCGAGGGTGGAGCAAACCTGTATGGAGCAAACCTGCGTGGAGCAAACCTGCGTGAAGCAAACCTGCGTGGAGCAGACCTGTATGGAGCAGACCTGCGTGGAGCAAACCTGGGTGAAGCAAACCTGCGTGAAGCAAACCTGCGTGGAGCAGACCTGTATGGAGCAAACCTGCGTGGAGCAGACCTGTATGGAGCAAACCTGCGTGGAGCAGACCTGGGTGAAGCAACCCTGGGTGGAGCAAACCTGGGTGGAGCAAACCTGGGTGGAGCAAACCTGGGTGGAGCAAACCTGGGTGAAGCAAAAATTAAAAAGGCTGCCATTTTTACAGGGCTTTATGCATATATAGTCATCCCATTTATTTCAGAGGATAATATTCCTTATATTAAAATGGGTTGCTTTACTCGTAAATTATCCGAATGGGAAAATGATTTTTGGAATAACAATAATGAATTTCCAAACGATGGAAGTGAAAAATCAAATCTCAGATTGTTTGCTTTTGAAACGGCTAAGAAATGGATTGAGCTTAATAAATAAAAAGATTATGAAAAAAGAATATCCTTTAACAGATAGAGAAACTTCTTTCTTTTTTCTTAAAAAAGATTTTCTTTCAGCCTATAAAAGTAATGGTAATAATATTGATCTTGCCATTGCTCAAGTATCAAATCTAAGAATGCTTCAAAAGGAATATGTTTATTCTATTTTGAACAAATTTATTAAAACATTAAAATTATGAAATACAAAAAATTATTAGAAAAATATATTTATTATTTAAATTTTAAAACTGTGAAAAAATTAATTCATCATACTTGGGATGAAGTAATTCCTACAAGTCTTCTTAAACATAAGAAATGTTCAAGATGTCTTTGTCAAAAGTTTTACTCACCAGGTTTTGGTAAATTAATTTACCAAGACAGATTTGGAAATATTTATCCTGCAAGAACTCCAAGTTGTGAATTACCTAATATTAAAATTTAAAACTATGAAATGGTATGGCTGGCTTATTTTAAGTGGATTTGTAATTTTATTCCTTTGGTGTCTTCGTTATCTTTGGAGAGGATGGGTGGATATTAATAAACCTACTCCTGATGATCTTCTACATGATCTCAACTTTAAGATTACTCACTCTATTATTGGGAATCATAGTGAATTATATTTGATTAAACAAATAAAGGAATTAAATCAACGTCAAGATATTGACAAGAAAAAATTATTAATTCTTGATATTAAATTTCGACAAAGGTTTTCAGTATTACATGAGATTGATGAATTCTCTCCTGAAGTATTAAATTATGTAGACACTATCCGTCGGGTAACAAGTAAAAAGGAAATAGAAGCTCTTGAAAAACAGAATGATAATCCTTTCTTACCTGATATGAATTAGTATTAACGAAAACGAAAAGTATGAAAAGACTAATTGTAGTAATAGTAGGACTTCTTTTTATCTGGATCTTAAAACCTCCAGCGAAAGCTCCTGTGACTAATGTAATTGATTTGCCAAAGTTTGAACCTCTTTATGAATTTAACATTAGTGACCCTATTTTAAGGGCTTTTGCTAAATTTGAAAGCCGGTATGTAGAATATGCTGTAAATCCAATTACCAAAGCAAGGGGTATAATACAAATACTTCCTATTATGATTGACGAAGTAAATAGGATTCAAAGTATAAAAGAACAATTTTTATGGGAATATTACAACTTACCTATTGTTCTATCTCGATATACCTGGGATGATGCTTTTAATGCCCAGAAAAGTATTGAAATGTGGTATATTGTTCAAAGATTTAAAAATCCACAATATGATATTCAAAAAGCCTGTATAATCTGGTTTGGAAGTGGAACTCAATGGGATGGATTAACCTGGGAAGGTTATTTTTTAGTTATTCAAAATAATATAAATCCCTCATTAATAATGACCCAAAAAATAACTCAATAAAAATTAGGATTTTAAAAATGAATTATTTAATATTGCCTTTTAAAATAAATATTATTGTGATGGCGGACACATTAAGAAATAATTTCAGTTTTTCATTTTTCTTAAGGATCAAAAACCTGGGATAAGGAAAAGTACCGCCATACTGACCCTCCCAGGTTTTTGTTTTATTCTTTAAATATATGGAAAGAACTAATTATCCTCAACGATCAGATTATGCTTTAGAAATATTTTCTTCAGAAGCCTATCTGACAGTAAATAAATAATTGTTAACCCATTATGGTCCTGATACTGCTATTTTCCTTTCAAATCTTATTGACAAATATAAATACTTTAAAGATAAAGATTTATTGGAAGAGGAAGATTGGTTCTTTATTACTCATGAAAGACAAATAGAACAAATAGGATTATCAGTCACTAAATTAAGGGCTTGTAAATCTACTTTGAAAGATGCTAATATCTTAGAAACCAAACTAAAGGGGGCACCTCCAAAGGAATGGTATAAACTAAATCTAAATATACTCTTGAATAAAGTAATTCCTATTGTAAATCAACCGTCAGGATACGTGACGGTTAAACGTCAGGATTCATTAGGGTTAACCGTCACGTATCCTGACGGATCTATTAAGGATAATAAAGATAAGGAAAATAGAAAAGAAAAAAATAAACAAAAAAGTGAAAGTTTCCTACCATTAGCTTCTTATTTATCTGAAATAATTAGATCCAATAAAAATATAAAACATACTCCTTCCCAATTATCTTCTTGGTCTAATGATATGCGAGTATTATCTGAATCTTTTATTGATACTCAAAATACTTACAGACGAATAGAAAAAGCACTTAGATACTATTCTAAACATATTGGGGAAAAGTACATGGTTGAAATTGAGTCGGGCAAATCCTTAAAGGAAAAGTTTACTAAATTAGAAGCAGCTATGAGTAGAGATAACTCCCCTTTTGATAATAGACCAAAAATGAGAATGGAAGCAGGAGAAAAATGGTACTTAAATTCTAAAGATGGGTACTATTACAATGATGAAAGTAAAAGATTAATGGATTAAAAATATGAAAACAGAATTTACAAAGCAATGGATTATTGAAACCGGAATACCTATTGTAAAATCATACAATGGCAATCTGACTCTTCGTGCACTTCATTACCGATTGGTAGCTGCAGGTATGATAAATGACATAAGTCATTATAAGAAAGTGGTAAATGCTATGATAGAAGCAAGATGGGAGAGATTAGTCAACTTTGATGACTTTCTTGACCATGAAAGGGAATCTATCGGAGAGACTCAATTTGAACAGACCACAGTTGAAGATAAAGTAGATACTGCCAAAACTCAAATTAAGTTATGGGCAACCTCTTACAGAAAAACTCGTTGGGAGAACCAGGAATGGTATCCGGAAGTATTTATTGAAAAGAAAGCTCTCCAGGGAGTTTTTGAAAAACCATGTGAAGATATGGCAGTGGCTTTAAATCCTTGTAAAGGTTACCCCAGTCTTACGTTTTTATATGAATCTTCCTTACGCTTTTATAATGCTGAAAGACAAGGAAAGAGACCAATTATACTTTACTTTGGGGATTATGATTGCTCAGGAGAAAATATTCCAGAGACTATCGTGGAAAATCTGAGAAGGATGGATTGTAAGGTAGAGTTGCGTAGGATAGCTTTAATGGAAAATCAAGTAAGAGAGTGGCATCTTCCACCAGCCCCTACTAAATTAACAGATACTCGAAGTAAAAATTGGGACGGGATAGGTCAGGTAGAATTAGATGCGGTAGAACCAGATCATATTGCTCAATTATGTATAAATGCTATTGATGATATTTTCGATTATCATTTGTATCAGGAATTATTAGAACAAGAAGGTGAGGAAAGAATTGAATTTAAAAGCATTTTAGTTAGAGATTTCAAATCCCTTCTTGACTGATGATCGAAAGACAAATAATAATCGGAGCAATTGTTTCCACGGAATATCTTCAACAAATAAAAGATATTTGGAACCTCCAATGGTTTGAATCTGCTACTGCCAAAAGGATTGCCCGATGGATTTGGCAATACTTTTCTGAATACAATAAAGCTCCAGGGAAAAATATACAAACTATCTTCTATGATAAACTTAAAACTGAGAAGTTATCAAACCAATTGCAGAGGAAATAGAAGAGGATATTTTACCATCTCTCAGCACTCAATATGAACAGGAAGAATTTAATTTAGATTACCTTATTGCCGAAACAAAAAAATACTTTACTCGAAGACATTTAGTAATCTATACAGCATCTATTGAAGCAGCTTTATCAAAAAATGATCTTTTACAGGCTGAGAAGATAGCAAGCGAATATAAACCTATTGCTACGACCTCAATACAAGCCCTTACTTTAAGTGATCCCATAGTCCTTGAGAGGGTTGATAAGGCATTTAATACTGATTTAAAGTATATCATTAAGTATCCGGGACCTTTAGGGGACTTTTGGAATGATCAATTAATTCGTGGGGGTTTTGTAGCATTCCTTGCATCAGAAAAGAGAGGTAAGTCGTGGTATCTTTTAGATATGGCAATGAGAGCTTGTTCTCAAAAGAGAAAAGTAGCATTTTTCCAGGCAGGGGATATGAGTGAGAGTACACAGTTAAAAAGATCCTGTATTTACCTTGCCGGAAAATCTAATTTGGAAAGATATTGTGGGCAGATGCATGAACCGGTCAGGGATTGCGTTTTAAATCAGATCAATGATTGTCAAAAAGATGAGAGAACCAGTGCTTTTGGTATTTTTGAAGGAAAGACTTTTGCTGAGGTTAAATATGAAGTAAATCAAAAAGAATTAATACAGGCTCTATCAGATAATCAAAATTATGAACCATGTACTAATTGTGATGATTATAATCATAAAGCTATTGGATGTCCATGGTTAAAAGAGATTATAATTAAAAATCCTTTAACTGTAGAAGAAGCTAAGCAAGGAATATCAGAATTTTTTATTAAATTTGGCAGACAATTTAAGTTATCTACACATCCTAATGATACATTATCAATTAAAGAGATCAATAGTATATTAGACCTTTGGGAGAAACAAGATGGATTTATAGCAGATGTGATCATTATAGACTATGCTGATCTGCTGGTCTTTGAAGGATATGAAAAAGATTATAGACAACAACAAAATAAGATTTGGAAAGGATTGAGAAATCTTTCTCAGACAAAAGGCAATCCTTTAGTAGTGACTGCCACTCAGGCTGATGCCGCAAGTTATGAAAAGAACTCTTTAAAGATGAGTAACTTTTCTGAGGATAAAAGAAAATATGGTCACGTCACTGCTATGTATGGTCTTAATCAGGATACTAAAGATAGGGAAAAGAAAATAGGGATAATGAGAGTAAATGAAATCGTAGTCAGAGAAGGGGAATTTTATACTTCCAGGGAGATTACAATACTACAAAATTTAAAGAGGGGAAAACCTTTTTTAGGAAGCTATTGGTAAAACATAAAGAATACTTGTATAATATAATAAAGATTAAAAGTTCTTTGAAAATATTGTTACTGGGGATTTAGAGGTTTTTATGTTTGGACCGGGGTTCAACTCCCCGCAGCTCCACAATCGCTTTTTTGTTACGCTAACCTGTCGCGTTAGTACAGTTTTTGCCAGTAAAAACATCTCTTGAATAAGATGTAAAGCTACTTAATGGAATGATGAAGTAGTAGCTAAAACAAGAATTAACTATTGCCTTCCATACGGGTATTCAGGGGCTGACTTGGCTTTGACAGCATAGGAACGTATAGATCATTTAGAAGGTAACGAGCATGCCAAAATAAACGGCAAAACAATCAATCTGTTCGAAAGAACACAGCTCGAAGTGGCAGCTTAGGGCGACTGAGAGGACTGAAGATAGTAAGTCCTCTCTTTTACTTGAAAATTTAATTTAAAAACCAAAAATAAAAAGTTATGGAAATCATTGGTAAATTTTTTACAGGATTGATTTTAATAATCATCCAGGTTTTACTTGGAGGATATGTCATTATGAACCTTTGGGGATGGTTTATATCATCTACTTTTGAAATCACCTCATTGTCTTTAATTCAGGCAATAGGATTATCTTTCTTTATTCGTTGGATGATAACCACTCAAAAGTTTGAAGAGAACCCTCCAAAGACTGATTTCACTCTATTTATGAAGAAAACTCTTTTTGGAGTGGTCTTAGCTTTGACAACTCTTGGATTAGGATGGATCCTTCATTTGTTTTATTAATCATAAAAAACCAAAAATAAAATGTACACTATCAGTAAAGAATTTCATTTCAGTGCCTCTCATCAACTTGAGAGGCTACCAGCTGAGCATCCCTGCTCCAGAGTTCATGGTCATAATTATATTGTGACTGTAGAATTATCTTCTGACAGACTTGATCAAGTAGGAATGGTTAAAGACTACCGGGCATTAGAACCTATTAAGAAATTTATTGATGATGCTTTAGATCATAAACACCTCAATGATTTTCTTCCTTTCAATCCTACTGCGGAAAACTTGGCAAAGTATATTTATGAACTTTTCAAACCTACTTTCTCGGCATTATCAGCAGTTAATGTAAGTGAGACTCCAAAAACCGTTGCTATTTTTAAAGAATGAAAAATTATTGGAAAAATAAAATTGTTAAAAATTAGATATATGGTAAAACAAATTATTCCAGCTGATCACTATCTTACTCGAAAAACATTTCAAAAAGATGGTAATAATTTCCTTAATATATCAGAATTTTATTATGATACTATTCAAGGCGAAGGAATCAATGCGGGCGTACCTGCAGCCTTCCTCAGGTTACAAGGATGTCATTTAGGTTGCTCTTATTGTGACTCTACAGAAGTTTGGAGATATGGTAGTCCCTGGACTTTTAATGAAATATTTAGAGAGATTGAAAAGACTGATCTTCCAGATCATTTACGAAATGGTCAACATTTGGTAATTACCGGAGGGAGTCCTTTATTACAACAGGATAGATTAATTGAATTTTTGTATGCTTTTAAAAGAGAGTATGGAATCAGCTCGGTAATGGAAATAGAAAATGATTGTACTATTGAACCTGAAAGATGCTTAATGATTTTAGTGGATATTTGGAATAACTCTCCAAAGTTATCAAGTAGTGGAGTACCTCTTCAAAAGAGATATAAACCTGATGTAATTAAATCAGTGGCTTCTTATCCTGACTCTTGGTTTAAATTCGTGATAAGCTCTGAAAACGACTGGGCAGAAATTTCCGAAGATTTTCTTGATCTCAATTTAATCAAGAAAGAACAAATAATTCTCATGCCTGAAGGGGCTACAAGAGAGGAATTACAAAAGAATCGGGAAATGGTTATTGATATGACAGTCAAGCATGGGGTAAGATATTCCGACCGATTGCATATAATTGCCTGGGATAAGAAAGTAGGTGTATAAGAAATTTTATGTTATTTTTAGACAAAACATACAAAATTCTTGTATAATATATTACTAATTAATTTATTTATTAACAATTAAAAATTTGAAAACAATGATTGAAAGAAGAGACCTTGTATCCGCCACGAAGGAACTTATAGAAGTCCTCGGCTTGAAAGATCACGGAGAGCCTATTGTAATCAATAGGGAAACCAGTGTGGAAGACATGACCAAAATTATTAAAGATGCTATTCCTCTCATTGACCCCAAAACTGATACTTTTGAGGATGAAACCCAAACTGTCATTGATGAGCTGAGTAAGCCTGCTGAAACTGAAAAAGTTGACAAAAAAGCTGGTAAGAAAACAAAACCGGTAAAAGAAGATGATGCTGATGAAGATGCTCGTCAACAGAAAAAGGCTGAAGAACTTCATCAAAGGGATATTGGAAGTAAAAAAGTGAATGAAGGCAGACCACCGGTAAAAGAAGAAAAGGAAGAAGACAAAGAAGACAAGCCTGTTAAAAAAGTCGAACGCAAAGGTGCCCCGAAGAAAGCCGGTGAACCTGGTAAGCCAGGGATTATTGCCACTATTGTAAAAGCCATTGAAAAATCCGGTAAGAAAGGTATTTCCAAGAAAGAACTTTTGGAAGTCCTCACGGAAGAATTCCCGGACAGGAATATTGATTCCATGAGTGCCACAATATCGGTACAGTGTCCGACAAGAATAAACAAAGAAAAATTTCCATTGGTAAAGGTTGGTGAAGACCGGTACGCTAAAGCATAATATCCCATGCTTTCCAGAACGAAAATAATAGCTTCTCCCGGCATTTATATCCTGATATCAATAACTACTGGTAAAAGGTATGTCGGGAGTGCTATTAATTTCAAAAATAGAAAATACGGACATTTTTATAAATTGAAAAAGAATACCCATAGTAATAATAAATTACAACATCATTATAATAAATATGGGGCATTTGATTTATTATTTTCTATTATTGAATTTTGTCCTAAGGAAAAACTTATTGAAAGAGAACAATTTTATATTGATACTTTAAAACCAGAATTTAATTTAAGTCCTACCGCTGGTTCTACTTTAGGAGTAATCCCATCTGAAGAAAGTAAACTACAAAAAAGCAAAAAAATGAAAGGGGTGGCTAATGTAGGAGAGAAAAATGGGATGTACGGGAAAGTAAGTATGAATAAAGGAAAAACAGGAATATTTTCTGAAGAAACCCTTTCTGTATGCGTAGTAAATTAAAAGGAAGAAGATCCCCTATGAAAGGAAAAACTCATACTGCCGAAGCTAAAGAAAAGAATAGAAAAGCTCACTTGTATATTTTCCCCTCTGAAGAAACAAGAGAACTATTATCAAAACAAAATTCAATACCGGTTTATCAATTTACTATAAATAATACTTTTATCGCAAAATATTCCAGTAGGTTAGAAGCAGCAAGAATAACTAAAGCTAATGATACTCAAATTGCCAGATGTATTCTTGGTAGACCTAATTGTAAAACTGCAGGAGGATTTATTTGGAAAAATTATATTAATTAAATTAAAAAATATGAGAAAAATTGTTTTAGGTTTATCTGGAGGAATGGATTCTGCAACCTTATTGGGATTACTTCTCAATGAGGGAGCGGAAGTCCATTCCTGCTCTTTTATATATGGTTCAAAGCATAACCGATATGAAAGAGATTCTGCCCTCAAGGTCTTTAATTATTATAAAAACCTGGGGTTTAATGTTCATTGGCATGATTTTGATCTTACAGAGGCTTTTAAAGATTTTAGCTCTGCTTTATTATTATCTGGAGAAGAAATACCAGAAGGGCATTATGAGGCTAGTAATATGAAAAGTACAGTAGTCCCTGGAAGAAATTTGATCTTTGCTTCTATCATGGCAGGTCTTGCTGAATCTATCGGAGCACAACAAATCGCTCTTGGAGTCCATTCCGGCGATCATCAAATATATCCAGATTGCAGACCAGAATTTATTATTGCCTTGGAAGAAGTAATTCTTAAATCTTCTGATGGTAAAGTACAGGTAATAACTCCTTTCCTTCATGATGACAAAGCCTCTATATTAAAAAGAGGTTATGAAGATTTTAAAATCAAAGTCCCATATCAACTTACCAGGACTTGTTATAAGCATCAAGAACTATCCTGCGGTAAATGTGGGGCATGCCAGGAACGTCTGGAGGCATTTCATAATATCGGAATTGAAGACCCTATCTTATACGAAAAGTAAATGACTAAAGATATAACCAAAGCAGAAGCCCTTGTAAGGGAACAACTAATCTTTATCGGGGAAAACCCCGACCGGGAAGGTTTGGTAGATACTCCAAAAAGGGTAGTAAAAATGTGGTCTGAACTTTTCGTAGGTTACGATGAAAACCAGCACCCTAAAGTATCAGTATTTAAAAATGGATCTGATGGTTTGGTGTATGATCAAATGATAATAGATGAGGGATCCTACTATTCATTTTGTGAGCATCACATAATCCCTTTCTTCGGTCAGTATTGGTTTGGCTACATTCCAGATCCTAAAGGAAATATCATTGGCTTATCAAAGGTAGCACGCATTGTAGACTATCATTCCTCTAAGTTACAGATACAAGAGAGACTGGTCAATGATATAATTGAAGACCTGTATAAAGAGCTTTGTAAAGATGGTGCTGCGCGTCCTATTGGAATGGGAATGGTTATGACAGGGGAGCATTTATGCAAGACCATGAGAGGAGTGAAGAAAAAAGGAAAGATGACCACTATTAAACTCAAACATGCTTTCCTTGATAATCCTGTAGTTAAATCAGAATTTTTACAACGTTGTTTGTTATAATAAGTGAGAGGGGAGCCTTCTCCTCTCATTTTTTTATCTCTTAAAAAATGAAAATCTATACGGCTGGAAATGGTATATAAAAGGATTTGTAATACGTGTAAAAAAGAAAAAGAAGCATCTGATTTTAGTAAAAATCCAATGTATAAAGATGGATTAAATCATAAATGTAAAGAATGTCATAATAAAAATAGTCATGAATTATACGTAAAACAAAAAGATAAATCTAAACAATACCATAAATTAAAATATATAAAAGAAAAAGAAAGAATAAAAAATAAAAATAAACAATGGGTGGAATTAAATAAAGAAAAACATCAAGAGTATTTAAAAAAATATAGTCAAATAAATAAGAATAGAATAAACACCTATAAAAGAAATAGAAGAAATGAAAATTTAGAAATTAAAATTAAATCTTGTTTACGAGGAAGATTATGTAGGGTATTAAAAGATAAAAAAATAAAGAAAGAATACCACATGCTTGAATTATTGGGATGCTCTTTTATTGATTTAAAACATCATTTAGAAAATCAATTCAAAGACGGGATGACTTGGGGAAATTATGGTAGGGGTGGCTGGCATATTGATCATATTAAACCCTGTGCCTCCTTTAATTTAAAAAATACCGAAGAACAAAAGAAATGTTTCCATTATAGTAATTTACAACCGTTATGGGAAATTGAAAATTTAATAAAAGGGAGTAAAATAATATGAAAATATTTTTAGCGGGTAATGTAGGAGTGCTTTCAAGGGAGATTACCTACAGTAAATTAATACGTTGGCGTCTTTTATCTTTCTATGAAATCTCCCTAAAGATTTTTGCATCAGATCAATCGTTTAACTTTATTATACAATCCAATGGCAGAAGTAAAAGAACGTAAAGTAGAACTTTTTCTCGATTCAGGGGCTTTCAGTGCATGGAGCCAAGGCAAACAGATCAATATCCAGGAGTACATTGCTTTTATTAAAGCGCATTTAGATTCCATAACAGTCTATGCTAATCTGGACGTTATTGGTGATGCTGAAGCTACCTGGAAGAATCAGATGATAATGGAAAAAGCAGGTCTTAAACCTTTACCGGTTTACCATTATGGAGAGAATATAAAATGGCTGCAAAGGATCCTTACTAAAGGTTATGATTATATCAGTCTTGGAGGAATGGTTCCTATATCTACTGGTGATCTTATTCATTGGCTGGATGATCTATTTACTCATTATATTTGTGATGAGAAAGGAATGCCCAAAGTTAAAGTACATGGTTTTGGACTTACCAGTTTAAGACTTATGTTAAGATACCCATTCTATTCAGTAGACTCTACCTCATGGGTCGTTACAGGCCGTATGGGATCCATCTATATTCCGAAATTTAGAGATAATAAGTGGATCTATTCTGAGGATTCTTGGAAGATTGCCGTATCAAATAGATCACCAAGTAATAGTGAGGCAGGTAAGCATATTACAACCATGTCCCCAATGGAGAAAAAGATATTGCTCAATTATATCACTGAGAAAGGATATAAGCTCGGCACATCTGATTACAAGAAGGTTTCCCAGGATTATAAATTAGAAGATAATGAAAGATGGGCTGAAAAGAAACCAGCTGATAAAAATGCTAAAAGGGAAATTGAAATTATTCTAGAAGAAGGGGTATCAAACAAATATCAGTTGAGAGATGAGTTGAACATTATTTTCTTCCTTGATCTGGAAAAGAGTATGCCTGTTTGGCCTTGGGCTTTCAAGACAGAAGAGGTTCAAAAAGGATTCTTTTGATATGAAAAAACTTTATTAAATAATACAATTATGACTAAAAGAGATGCTGATTTCCAAAAAGGAAAATTTAACCGGGAAAAAATAGTTTCTTATGTAAATCTATTTTTAGAAAATGAAGGAGTAAAATTATCCAGAGTTCAAGAATGTCTAAAAATAATGGAAGCCCATGAAAAAAGTAAAAATGCTACTTTAAATAATATGCTAATCCCAAGCTCTTTTATGAAAGCTATGGGGCTAGATTATATAATAACCAGTAAAAACAGACCATCTTTTGGTCCCAGAGTAGCTTTCCTAATTAAAAGTAAGGGAGGTGGTATTTTTAGGAAAGTTCCAAAAGAGTATAAATTGGATAAAGAAGGATATTTAAAAGTATTACAATCTTTTAATTATTACTTTATCATTGTTGATTTAGAAAAAATGACTTTTAGTCTTCCAATTTCAATAAATATTGCTATTAAGTATTGGAAATATGAAATGCAAATATCAAAAGGAAATACAAATAGACTCCAGTTTTACGGGGCTGTTTCTTCTATTGATTTACTACCTGCTAATTTTCCTACTTTTTCTGGTTCATTAGTAGATAACTTAATCCTATTATCAAAGTGAAGATTTATCTTAGTACCTGGCTTACTGATAGAAGTTTAGGGGATTCTCTCACAAAGAAGAGGACAAGAAATCGGCTCCTTAGTTTCTACTTCCTTCTTGAACAGAAGATTAGCAGTTCTTTATTAGTAGAGTACGTTCAGAGAGGACGTTGTGATCCCAGGCAATCAAAAATATTATATTATTACTATCATCCCGAATCTGATTCTATATGGAGTTCAAATCATCCGGTTGATAAAGAACCTAACCCTGATGGTTGTGTAGAACCAATCTCAAAAGAAAGAGCAATAAAACTACAAAAAGAATTAGGAATAGATATTATACCTTATCATAATAAATAATGAAACTCTACCTTGCAGGAAATTATAATATAATGAATGTCCTTGGACGTGAGAGAGAGTGTAGTGAACTCTTCCCGGTTTGGCGGAGATTATATAGTTTTTTCTTTTTACATTTAATCATAAAGTCTGAAATATTAAATATTACAAAAGATGCAAATCAACAAAAAACAATTACAAGATGCTCTGACAAAAGTAAAACCAGGTCTTGCAAATAAGGAAATCGTAGAGCAATCAACTGCCTTTGCCTTTACTCAAGGCAGAGTAGTAACTTATAATGATGAGATAAGCATCAGCCACCCAATAGAAGGAATGGAACTTGAGGGGGCTATTCAAGCTGATAATCTTTACAAATTCTTATCTAAAGTTCCTGACAAGGAAGATAAAGAAGGTAAACCTATTCCTATTGAAGCTATTTTAAAAGATAATGAGATCGTCCTTACTTTTGGCAGAGCCAAAGCTGGATTAACTCTACAATCTGAAATAAAGCTTCCCCTTAATGAAGATATTGCTCAGAAAGGAAAATGGAAAACCTTACCACATAACTTTCCCAAGTACCTGGGGTTTGCTATGAGTTCTTGTAGTAAGGATATGAGTAAACCGGTCCTTACTTGTGTATCGGTAACAGCAGGAGGATTTTTATATGCCTCTGATAATTGTAGATTAACTAAATGTGATTTAAAAGAGGAAATGCCTACCAAAGATTTCCTATTGCCTGCCACAGCAGCACTGGAGGTAGTCAAATTAAATCCTATCAAAATAGCAGAAGGAAAAGGATGGGTTCATTTTAAGACGGAAGAAGATACTATTATATCTTGTAGGATCATGGAAGATGAAGACTTCCCTGCCATTGATAAGCACCTTATTGTAAAAGGAGTACAACTTATCCTTCCTAAGATGCTGACTGAGGTGCTTGATAGAGCTATGGTATTTGCCAAAAGAGAGCATACACTTGATGAATCAGTGGAAGTATTGATAGAAGATCAAAAGATCCAGCTCAGTGCCAAATCAGACTCAGGTTGGTTTAAAGAAGATGCCAATATCAGGTATCAGGGGGATCCTATTTCATTTATGATTACCCCTTACTTATTAAGAGGCATTATGGCAGAGACTCAGGCTTGTACTTTAAGTAAGGATAAAATCAAATTTGAAGGTGATGATTGGCAATATGTAACTTTACTCAGGGGGTAGTATAAAATGATAGCTCACTTTTTATTTAGTTCTGCTGAAATATTAAGAAGGGATTTAATTCAAGAAGATCCTATTCGAAGTGATCCTGATTCTTCACAAGAGATAGGGCAAATTATAAGGGAGGGTTTAAAACATGAAGAAATAGAAATTAAAATTAAATTGATTAGTTCTGGAAATACTTCAAAATTACCAGATCAATTTATATTAGCAGATATTGGTTCTAAATTAAATGAACAAATAAAATAATATGCAAGATGGATTCTTTACCAAGAAAGAAATAGAGAGTATTTCCCGTCCTGATGGTAAGACCTATTCCTGTGCTTCCTGTGGTCTTTATAAGGATTGCCAGCATCCCAGAATGCAACCTTACGGCAATTTCAAAAAGAAGATTATGAACATAGGGGAAGCCCCCGGAGAGATAGAAGATCAAAAGGGATTACCATGGCAAGGAAAGACCGGCAAGCTCCTACAGCATGTTTATAAAAAATTAGGGGTTGATCTATTTGAAGATTGTATCAATATAAATGCCGTTCATTGTCGACCAATGGATAAAGATGGTCATAATCGAACCCCTGAAAATTATGAGGTAGATTGCTGTAGGAAAACTACTATAAAAGCTATTGAGCAATATAAACCAGATGTAATTATCCTTCTTGGTAATGTTGCAATTTATTCATTAATAGGTCACCGGTGGAAAAATGATTTGGGAGGAGTTACTAAATGGAGGGGATTTCATATACCAGATCAGGATTTTAATACATGGATTTGCCCTACCTTTCATCCCAGCTTTATTGATAGGGCAGATAATAATGATGTGGTAGATGTAATTTGGGAAAATGATTTAAGGGGAGCATTCAATCATCTCAATATTCCTTTTTTAAAATACAAGGAACCTGAAATTAAAATAATAAAAGACCTTAATATCTTAAATTCAATTACTAACAGCACCATAGCCATTGATTATGAGACTACCGGACTTAAACCTCATGCTCAAGGTCATAGAATAGTAAGCTGTGCCATTGCTGATTCTCCAGATCACGTTTACGTATTTATGATGCCTGAAAAAAGAGGAGATCGCAGACCACTGACAAATCTTCTTGCCAATCCCTATATTCCTAAACGGGCACATAATATGAAATTTGAAGAGGCATGGTCAGTAGTAAGATTAATGCAACCAGTAATAGGTTGGGAGTGGGATAGTATGGTAATGGCTCATATCCTTGACAATAGACCTGGGATTAATAGTCTTAAATTTCAAACATATATCAACCTTGGTATTGTTGATTATGCCAGTGAAGTAGCACCATTTCTTAAAGCAAAAGATGATAAGAATGCCAATTCTATTAATAAGATTCTTGACTTTATAGCTAAACCTGGTGGTGCTGAAAAGTTAATGACTTATAATGCTTATGATGCTATTAATGAATATCGGTTATCAAATATACAAAAAACTTTGGTTGAAGATACTGCCTTACCTTTTTAATTATGAAGATAAATTTTAAAACTGCTGAGGCATATAAACTATTTCATGAAGGAACTTTAGCTTTTGCCCGTGCAGAGCAACAAGGTATCCAGGTAGACCTTGATATTGTACAAAGGAAAATATTTCATATTACCCGAAAAATGGAAAGATTTGAGGAGAAATTTAAAGAAACTGATTTCTTTAAGCATTGGGAGCATACCAAAAAAGGAAAGGTAAATATTAATTCTGGTACTCAATTAGGACATTTCCTTTATGATATTAAAAAGATAAAACCTGCCAAACTTACTGAGACTGGAAAAGGAGCAACTGATGAAGATTCTTTAAAACAATTAAATATCCCTGAGTTAAATCTATTACTTGAAAAGACTCGGTATAAAAAGCCCTTAGATGTATTAAGGGGTTTTGAGAGAGAACAGGTAGATGGATATATTCATCCTTTCTTTAATCTCCATTTAGTACGAAGTTTTAGGTCTTCGAGTACAAATCCGAACTTCCAAAATATTCCTGTAAGGGATGAGGAAGTAATGCAAATCTGTAGAGGAGCTTTATTTCCCAGACCAGGTCATCAGCTTCTTGAAATTGACTTTAAATCTATTGAGGTAACTATTAATGCCTGCTATAATAAAGATACTACTCTTGTCAAGTATGTCAGTAACCCGGCTTCTGATATGCATAGAGATATGACAAAGCAAATCTTTTTAGTTGATAATTTTGATAAAGAGAAACATAATATTTTAAGACAAGCTACAAAAAATGGATTTGTCTTTCCAGAATTCTATGGTGATTATTATAAAAATTGTGCTTCCAATTTAGTATGTAACTGGGGCAAATTACCTGAAGGTAAATGGTCAAGGGGACAAGGTATAAAATTAGATGAAGGACCATTTACTTTATCTGATCACCTTATCAGCAAAGGTATTAATAGCTATGGAGAATTTGAAAATCACCTTAAAAAGATTGAAAGAGATTTTTGGGATAATAGATTTCCGGAATATGCTGAGTGGAAAGATAGATGGTGGAAAACTTATCAGAAGTATGGTTACATTGATCTGCTTACCGGGTTTAGATGCTCAGGTCTTATGGGTAAGAATGACTGTATTAATTATCCGGGACAAGGCACTGCTTTCCATTGTAATCTATGGGCTTTTATTGATCTTGATAAAATAATACAGAGTCAGAAGTGGGATACCAGACTGATTGGGCAGATTCATGACTCCTTAATATTGGATGTAAATCCAAATGAATTAAAGCATGTGGTAAGAGTAGTAAAGAGGGTAACCTGTGAAGACCTACCAAAAGCTTGGAAATGGATTATAGTGCCACTTTCCGTTGATATGGAGTTAGCACCAATAGACAAATCTTGGGCAGATAAAGAGAAATATGTAATTTAAAAAATACATTAAAAGGAAATTGTATAATATATAAATATTTTTATTATGAGCTTATACCTTAAATATAGACCGGCAAACCTTGATCAGGTAAAAGGCAATGCTGAGGTTATTTCTGCATTAAAAGGAATGCTTGAAAAGAAAAAAGATTTTCCTCACGCTATATTATTTCATGGAGCTACTGGTTGTGGAAAAACTACTCTTGCAAGGATCATAGCAAAAGAGCTGGGTTGCAATGGGGAAGATTATCAGGAAATAAACTCAGCTAATTTTCGTGGGATTGATACTGTCAGAGATATGCTTCGTCAATGTATGTATAAACCTCTTGAAGGAAGTATTAGGGTTTATGTATTAGATGAGATTCATAAAATGACTGGGGATGCTCAAAATGCTCTTTTAAAGACTTTGGAAGATGCCCCAAGTCACGTTTATTTTGTGCTCTGTACAACTGAGCCTCACAAGCTCTTGCCTACTATTCGTGGTAGATGCTCTCAATTCCAGGTTAATCCTTTAAATGAAACACAAATGTATGGCTTACTTCGCCGCATAGTAAGAGACGAAGGTCAGGAGCTTGATAAAACCATATATGACCAGATTACAGAGTATTCTTTAGGTCATCCAAGAAATGCTTTACAAATTCTTGAGCAGGTATTAAATGTGCCAGCTGATAAGAGAATGGATATAGCAAAGCAGGTTGCTCTGGAACAATCAGAAATAAGAGAATTATGTAAGGCATTATTAAAAGGGGCTTCTTGGAAAGAGGTTAAACCAATAATTCAAAGTTTAAAAGAACAAGAAGCAGAAGATATTCGAAGAGTGGTTTTGGGTTATATGCAAGTAGTCCTGTTGAACGGGGAAAACGACAGGGCTGCTTTTATTATGGAACAATTTTGGGAACCAACATACAATCACGGATTTCCATATATTACTTATGCTTGTTATACTATAATAAATAAATAAGATGACTAATAAAGATTTGAGAACAGAATATAAATTTGCTACAGGAGTAGATGCTATTAATTCTGATTTACCTTTTTCTTACTTTGATGAAAATGATCTGCCAGATATTTTTTCTTATTTGATATGGTTAGAACAAAAAGTTTTAATACAAGTTGATCAAATTAATAATCTAAAAACTCAATAAGCAATGAATTACGAACAAGACATTAAAATTGATCCAGATAATCTGGACGTAGAGTGGTTAAATCAACCAAGTTTATTTATGCAATATTCTAAGCATTTAGCACAAATGCGAAAGGAAGTAGATGAATCCCGACAAGACCTCGATATTAAAAAAGCAGAGGTTGATAGAAAAATAAGGGAGAATCCTGAAGCTTATGGCATTGAGGGGAAAGTCACAGAAGGAGCTATTCAAAGTGCTATTTTAACTGAAGAGGAATTTCAGGATGCTCAAAAGAAATACTTGGAAGTAAAATACGAAATGGATATGGCACAAGGGGCAGTTAATGCTTTCAATCAACGAAAAGAAGCACTTGAAAATCTTGTAAAGCTTCATGGTATGAGTTATTTTGCCGGTCCTCAAATGCCAAGGGATTTGTCTTTTGAAGCTACAAAATTTGAAGATCAGAAACGATCTAATAGAAATATTAAAACCGGGTTAACCAGAGAGAAATAATGGATAATACCGGATATATAATAGCAGGTATTCTGCTTTCCCCTTTTATCATATATCTTTTTAGTAGGGTACAGATGAAAGGCTGGTTTCATGAGATCAATAAACAACTATTAAATAAATCAAATAAAATTAAAAACAATGAAAGAAACGAAAAGTAATTTTGCAGACAAGATTGGGAGAAATACCCAGCATCAAAAAGATTCTAAAAGAGGATTTGGTTACCTTGATTTACCGAAGGGTATTCTTCAGCTTAAATTAAAAGATGGTGTGAAAGAAGTAGAAATTGATATCCTTCCTTATATAGTGACTGACCCTAAGCATCCTGACCGGGATCCTGAGTATGATATTGCTATGCCTGATACTCTATGGTATCGTAGACCTTTTAAAGTTCATACTAATATAGGATCTAACAAAGAAAGTTGTATTTGCCTTAAATCAATAGGTAAGAAATGCCCTATTTGTGACTACCAGGAAAAAAGACGTAAAGAAGGTGCTGAGAAGGAAGAGATTAAAAAACTATATCCAAAGCCCAGGAGCTTATATAATGTAATACCTATTGGAATGGATAAAGTAGAGGAAGTAGTTCATGTATGGGATATGTCTGATTATCTATTTCAGGGAGTTTTAAATGAGGAATTAGATACAGATACTGAAAATAGAGTTTTTCCTGATCTTAAAAATGGGAAGACCCTCACCCTTAAAATTCGTTGGAAAGAGCTTGCTGATAATTCTTTTCCTGATGTACGTAGTATATCCTTTAATGACCGGGATCCATATAAAGATTCTGTTCTTGATGAGGTATGTAATCTTGATGAAGTTTTGAAAGTATTATCTTATGAAGCCCTTGAAGCAAAATTCTTTGAACTTGAAGAAGAACAAGATGGAGGTAAACTCAAAGACCCAAAAGAAAGTGAAAAAGAAGAAGATACAACCTCTCGTAGCAGAGATAGATATACTATGAGAGAAGAGAGGTCAGAAAGAAGAGAAAGAGGAAGAGAACAAGAGGAAGAATCTGATAAAAGGGAAACCCGAGTAGAAAGAACCAGAAAAACAGAACCTGAAGAAGAAACCAGAACAATCACTAGATCAAAAACTGTTGGTAAAGAAGAAAGTAAAACCCCTTCTAAAAATAGAACGACTTCTAATCCTGAATGTCCTAGTGGATATGAATTTGGAGCTGATGCTGATGATAAACCAGAATGTGAAAATTGTATCATTTGGGGGAAGTGTTTAGACAAAAAAGAAGGTAGATAATGACTATACTAAGTTATAAAAACTCTGAAAAGAAAGAAGATTACAAGCTCGTAGGGGTAAAATTATCTCTACGGGCACGTAATTATTTGGTGCTTTTCTCTCTTGCAAAAGAAATACCTAAGGCAAGAATTATAAGAAACTTAGTGGAACCTTGGGTATCAGAGCAAAGAACGAAAGAACCAGATTCGGAATTGATTAGAGAAATTATTCAAAGTATAAATATAGAATGGAAGGTTGAAAAGAAATCTACTAAATCTAAAATGACTTTTCTTGAATTTAAACAATCTATTGAATTTACCTTGACCAAAAAAGGACTACCTGATTTATACATCAAATTAATTTTACAACAAATAAAAGAGTAATGGAAAGAACTAATAAACCGCTAAGTCAACAAATGAAGGAGAAAGCCAAATCTCCAGATCAAAAGGAATATGATGGAGATTTTGGTACAGTTATTAGTACTGGATCAACCCTCCTCGACTTGGCAATTTCAGGAGGAAGGATTAAAGGAGGAGGGTTACCAGGAGGGATTCTCGTAGAAGCGTTTGGACCCTCAGGAAGTGGAAAAACAGTATTACTCAGTGAAATTGCCGGAGCAGTGCAAAGACAAGGAGGAGATATAATGTTTCATGATCCTGAGGCAAGACTAAATAAACAATTTGCTCAGTTGTTTGGTTTAGAATTAAATGAAAAAGATTATCATAAACCTGATAAAGTCCCTGAAGTATTTTCTGCAGTGAGAGAATGGGAACCTGAAAATAAGAAAGTGATTAATGGAATATTTGCGGACTCCCTTGCAGCATTATCTACTAGTCAGGAAATGGATAAAGACGAAGGTGATAAAATGGGAATGCGTAGAGCTAAAGAGTTTAGTGAAGAGCTTCGTAAAACATGCAGGATTATAAGTCAAAATAATTATTTGATGGTCTGTAGTAATCAAGTAAGGATAAATATAGATGCCGGTCCTTATGGATTAAAATATACTACTCCTGGTGGGGAAGCTATTGGATTCTATTCCTCTTTACGATTAAGATTTGCCAGACCTGAGAAAGTCAAAATAAAACGGAAAATAGCAGGGAAAGATGAAACCCGGGTAATTGGAGTAGAAGTAGCTATTGAAGTAGCTAAGAGTTCTATTTGGAAACCATTTCATATTGCTCCTGTAACTATTATTTTTGATTATGGAATTGATGACATTCGTCAAAATCTTCAGTTTATTAAAGATCATACCAAGGCTACTACCTACAGGGTCAAGGATACTGATTTAGGAAATTCAATGGAAGAGGCTATTAGAACTATTGAAAAGGAAAAAATGGAGAGAGAACTTAAAGAAGAAGTTATTAATCTTTGGGAAGAGATTGAAAGTAAGTTTGAAACAGAACGAAAACCAAAACGATAAGATTATGAAAACAATAAATCTAAAATTTTTACGCTGGATTCCAATATTGGGATTAGTAGGATTGTTTATAATTTTTTTATTATATTTCTATTGGTATTACTCAAAGAAATATAATACAGAAATCTTAACAGGATTGGAAGAAATGAACCTTTCTTATTTTGCTTCTTTCATTCTCCAAATGGTATCTTTAGGAATATTAGCATTAGTATTGGTAACAATATAAAGAAAAATGAAATCAGTTATTATTATTTATATTCCTTGTCAAACAGAACCAAATAAATTGGCACTGGATGAAAATCTTAAAAAGTTGAAAGATTCTGATCTTCATCAAGGATTTGATATTTTTTATATAGAAGAACCGGGAAGAACAGAAATCAAAGTAGAAGTATTTTTTAATCCTTATCAAAAATGACATACAAACCAGGTGATAGATTAATAGGATATGGTGATCCTATTAAAAATAAGACTTCGTTGGGGTGGATCACCTTAAAATCCTTCTTGCAGGAAACTGCTAATTTAGAATTGTGGTTGGTAGAATATGATGATCAACCAGAACATTTTTACGAACTTTGGGTAAAGAAAAAGGTAGAAATAACTACCCAAGATTTAAAAGAAATTGATATGGCAAAAGAAGAAAGAAATGGAAATACTAATTAAATTTTTAGGAGTCATAGCTTTAATTATACTACTTGCAGTAGTTTTAGCCTTTCCTGTAAAATGGCTTTGGAACTGGCTTATGCCTGTTCTGTTTGAACTGCCAAGAATTTCTGTATGGCAGGCTTTGGGATTGACTTTGTTAACTAACATATTATTCAAAGGATATAATGGAACGAACAAATTGTAAACAACCAATCAGTAAAGTATTCATTGGAATTGATAATGGAGTATCAGGTGCCATAACCATACTTTCTGAATCAGGAGTGGTTTTTAAACATATAAAAACTCCTATTAAAAACTGTCTTAATTATACAAAGAAGAAGGCTTTTCATAATAGAGTGGATTTTAAAAAATTAAAATTTGAATTAGATACATGGAAAGAATCTTTTTGTATGATTGAAAGACCTATGATAAATCCTATGCGGTGGGTGGCTTCTGTAAGTGCCATAAGATGTTTGGAAGCAACTGAAATTATTCTTGAAGAACTTCAAATTCCTTATCAGTTTATTGATTCTAAAGAATGGCAAAAAGCACTTCTACCATCAGGACTTAAAGGAGATCAATTGAAAAAAGCATCTTTAGATGTAGCAAAACGATTGTTTCCAAAACAAATAATAGTAAACTCTGATTCATTGTTAATTGCGGAATATTGCAGGAGGGTAAAGAAATGAATTATTATACTGTTTGTGTTTTTGGGGATGACATAGAACTTGGTAGAAGAGTTAAAGGATGTCATATAATTAAGGCTTCATCTATAAAAGATGCTCTTAGAATAAGAGAAAAGCATGGTATAAGTAACCCTCGTTTTGCAAAAGGAAATTTTAGAATTACCTGCTCAAAAATAAAATTGAGTTTCAAATCCGATGGTAGATTTTTTAATCAAGAATTGATAGAACGTAGAAAGAAAGGGATTGGAGGAAGTATTTGGTATGAAGATACCAATGGTAATTTACAAAAAGAAACTATATGATTCAAGAACTTCTCATAAAAAACTTTCAGTCTCACAAAGACTCTACTCTTGAGTTTGATAAAGGGGTAAATATTATTGTAGGATCATCTGATTCAGGTAAAAGTGCTATTATCCGGGCATTACGTTGGCTCAAAGATAATAGACCATCAGGAGATTCTTTTCGTTCTAATTGGGGAGGAAAAACTCAAGTAGAATTATTTACCAATAATTCTCATATCGTCCGCAGTAAAGATAAAGAAGAGGAATATATTTTAGGGGATACTCATTTTAAAGCCTTTCGAACAGATGTCCCAAAGGAAATACAAGATGCTTTAAACTTATCTGATATTAACCTTCAAACTCAATTAGAGGCTCCTTTCCTTTTAAGTGAAACTCCCGGAGCCGTCGCCCAACATTTTAATAAAGTAGCAAGGCTTGATAAAATTGATCAGAGTACTCAGAATATAAATTCTGGTATTCGTCAACATACCGCTGATATTAAATATAAAGAAGGTCAGATTGAAACCAAACAAGAAGCTCTTAAAAAGTTTGAGTATCTTGAGAAGTTTGAAATTAAATTGGAAGTTCTTGAGGGGTTGGAAAAGCAGTTAATTATTAAAAGTAATTCTTATAAGAAACTTGATGGATTCCTAAATGATTTAAATGATGTAAACGAAGAGATAAAAGAAGCTTCTCAAATTCTTATTTATGAAAAAGAAGTTGATAATCTACTTGATTTGATTGATAAAAGAAATAAAGTAAGGAAAAGTAGAAAATTATTGGAAAATCTATGGCATGAGATAAATGATGATTCCCTTGAAATTGATGAACAAAATAAACTGATTACTTTAGAACCCTCTATTATTTCTATCCTAAAGTTATATGAAGAAAGAAGAATTAAGGAAACCAACAAAATCAAGCTCTTTAAGGCAATTTCTCTTATTAACAATACCCAAATACAATTAGAAGAAGAAGAGGATGAATTAAAAGCATTAGAGGTAGAATTTAAGGACTCTTTTCCAGAGATTTGCCCGTTATGTAATAAACCAAAATAATATGGAAAGAACAAAAGTAAATAAGACCCCCTCTGCAATTCTTTGCTCAGATTTTCACCTCCGGGAAGATACTCCTACCTGTTTTACGGGGGATTTTCAAAAGGAGCAATGGGATGCTGTAGATTTTATATATGATTTACAAAAGGAGTATAATTGCCCAGTGTATCATGCTGGAGATTTATTTCATCATTGGAAGCCAAGTCCTTGGTTGTTATCAATGGTAATAAAACATTTACCTAATAAATTCTATACCATTTTCGGACAACATGATCTTCCACAGCATTCTCTTGATCTAATAGATAAATGTGGTATTCAAACCCTTCATTTGGCTCAGGCTTTGACTATACTTCCAAGCTGTCATTGGGGACAAGAACCAGAGGGAGTTTGGAGTATAAAAGGTAAAAATATTCTTATTTGGCATCACCTTACCTACCTACAAAAACCATTCCCCGGAGCAGAGGGAGGCATGGCAGAAGGAATACTCAGAAAATATCCTCAATATGATTTAATTGTTACCGGAGATAATCATACTTCTTTTACAATAGAATATCAAGGCAGAAGATTAGTCAATCCGGGAAATCTTACAAGGCAGACTGCCAATCAAATTGACTTTAAACCAAAAGTATATCTATGGTATTCTGAAGACAACTCAGTACAGCCTATTTACATACCTATACAATCAAATGTTATATCAAGGGAGCATATAGATACCAAGGAGAAGAGAGATGAGCGAATACAAGCATTTGTATCAAAATTAGATGGTAATTGGCAGGCAGAAATGTCTTTTGAAGATAATCTGGAAGCCTTTTTTAAAGTTAATAAAGTAAGAGACCTAATAAAAGAAATAATTTATAAATCATTAGAATCATGAATTCACTAAGAACTGTAATTGAAACAAATGTAATTGCCTATAATTCTCCATTTCCTTTAAAGAAGGAAAGATTGATGAACTTACTCATGATTCTCATTTGACTAACCTTACTCCTATGATTGAAGAGTATAGGTATATAATTAGAGTTATTAATCAATATGCTTAAAATATGAAAGAACTTAATGAACAAGGACTACTTGATCTTAAAGAAAAGATAACAGAAGCTAAATCTAATGTATCAGAATTGAAAGGGCATCAAACTGCTTTAATAAACCAGTTGAAAACTGACTACGGTTGTAAAACCGTAGAAGAGGCTGAAAAGAAATTAAAGACAATGAAATCTGAAATTACCTCTTTAGATGAACAAATTGAAGAGGGAGTTAAAGAATTGGAGGAAAAATATAATGAAAAATAAATCAGATTTAACCAAAAAGAAGAATCAAATGGGGTTTAAATTGGCATTAATAAAAATACTATCTAATCCTAAAGTACAACTTCAATCAGTATCTATTTCTCCGATTGAAAATAATATTAATAGTATTACCTTCAATTACTATGAAAATGACAATTCAAATTCTACGAAGTAAATTAGAACAGCAAAGAGGACAAAAAATCCAAATTGAACAGGATTTGGAAAATCTTACCGAGGAATTAAATACCTCCAGAAGAAGTTTAATTCGCCATGAGAAAGCTCGTGAGATTGTCAGGACCGTAGGAATTGCTACTCAACAACAATTACAATACCATATTTCTGATATTACTTCTCTTGCTCTTGAGGCTGTTTTTGATGATCCATATGAACTAAAAGTTGAATTTATTCAAAGGAGAAATAAAACAGAATGTGATTTATTATTTGTTAGGGATGGTAATGACTTGGATCCAATATCAGCATCAGGAGTAGGAGCAATTGATATAGCATCATTTGCTTTGAGAATTGCTTCCTGGTCAATGTCCATTCCTCATACCCAGAATGTAATTATTCTTGATGAACCTTTTAAACATCTGAGTGTAGATTTACAAGATAAAGCTTCTTCCATGATAAAAGAAGTATCTCAAAAATTAGGACTTCAGTTCATTATTATTACCCATGATCCTACCTTGGCAAGTTATGCTGATAAAGTATTTGAAATAAGTATTAAAAAAAGAATATCTTATATAAAATAAACAATAGGTAAAAGTAATTAAACAAGAGAGAAGATGAAAAAATTAGAAGGTAATTTATGGCATACAAGCCCTGCCTGTCTTGGTACATTTGAAGTGATGAGAGATAAAATCAATGAACTTATTAATGAAATCGAAGAGTTAAAAATTCAATTATCCAGAATCAAAAAAAACAGATCTGATCCAAGAGGTAGAAATCCATATAAAGTAAGTAAAAAATCTAATTATAAACAATAAAGAACATGGATATTAAAGATCTTTCTACCAAAGAACTTGAAGCGGAATTAAGAACCCGCGCTGATCGCTCAACACCCATTTGCCCTAATTGTCGGGGAAAATGGGGTACTTATTATGCCTTTGCTTCATTCAGGGGAGAAATATTACATTGTCATGGATGCTGTAAGCCAGTTGAAAAATGCACTTGTTAAAACGCAAATATATGTCAATAATCAAAGAAACAAAGTATTTAAAATTTGATGCTTATAATATTCCGAGCAGAAAAACAGTATTAGTGAATGTCATTAATAAGTCATCTGGTGATGAAATAGCTACTATTGAATGGTACGGTGCATGGAGGCAATATTGTTTTATGCCGAGCTTTGAATTTAATACAGTATGGAATAATACGTGTCTTACTGATGTTATTACAGTTATTGATATGCTAATGAAAGCAAAAAATGTAAATAAACCGATAGGAGAGTAACCCAGTATCACGAAATAAAAATTAAGAGAGATGGAAATAATAGTTAAATCAATACCACTTGAAGTTGAACTCCAATGGATTATTAATACAAATAAAAAGGAGATAGATAGGTTGCGTTATTATGTTGAAAGACAACAAGATTTTTGGGAGTGGTATGAAAATACGTATGATCAAACTAATAATGAACTCTGGAATGAATTTGAAAAATGGGAGGATTCTCAAAATAGAATATTTGCAGATAATCTAAGGGAAAGGCTTGATAATATAATTATTCTTAAAGGGAAATTGTCCGAACTTGCCTCATTAAAGCAAGACAAGCCAGAGAAAGCAGTTAACTTTATGCAAATACGTGAACTTACAGATGAAGAATGGCTAAAACTACCAAAAGAAGAAATCTTACAGCTTTATAAAAATTGTTATGCAATGCTTCAAAACTACATTGGTTTGTCTGGTGAAAAAATAGAAGACGTTCTGACAATTACTACGACTGATTCTGAGATTAAAAACACAGAACCAGGGAAAGAACTATTTAAAAAACCTACTGATAAAGAATTGGTTGAAATTGCCTTACTCTTTAATGATGGTAAAATTCAAAAGAGTAAATTAAGGGATATGGTTGCAATGTCAGAATTTATTATTGACCGGCTTTATGAGAATGGAAATATTTCAAAACCCTCTTCAAAAGAATAAATTATGGAAAACTATGAACAATTAATTTTAAGTATTGGAAAAGGTACTCCACGCCAAAGGTTTGAATTTATTACTTCCGAGTTGGCCAGGCTTGAACAAGCAAGAGTTTTTATAAAAGGACTTGAATCAACTCCTGATTTTGTTACATTAGGAGAATTACGAAGTGTTATATCTGCAAATTTTAATAATATATATAGAAATGAAAATATTAAAAGTGACTTATCGGGGGATTACCTGGGATAATTACCAAGGCGGTAGCGGACTTCCATTTAATGGAATTGAGCATATTCAGATTGGCGGGGATGAAACTGTTTTTGATTTGTTTGGAATTGCAGAAAGAACTATTAAGGCAAAAAGAGAGCAGTTTACTGAAATATTTGAAGTGATGTCCATTGAAATAATTAATCCAATTGAACCTAAACAATTTACAGATAATGAGTTGTACAAAAAACCCAAAGAAGTTTCTCGGTATAATAAGTTATCGAGGTGAACACAAATGGAAGATTGTTTCCTTTCATCCCTTTATGAAATATATGAGGGATAACTGGATTGTCGAGAAAGAATGTGAACTCTGTGGTTGCATAGAAGAAGATCATTTTGTAACCCATTCTGAACTATTAGAGTTGGGATTCTCAAATAAAGAGATTGAAGATTCTTTATGGTAATCAATAAAATAACTAAGATGAAAACAGCCGAAGAAATTTTAAACGAAGAACTCAGTGATTATTATTTAAGTGTAATTAACGAACATGATCTTGACGGGGATACACCGTTTAAAAATTGGATTATTGAAGCAATGCAAGAATACGCTGACCAATTCAAGCAGAAAGAAGTTACAGATGAGGATATTACAACTGCCTTCTGTGAAACAAGAGATGAAGATTTAAGGTCTCATCTTGATTACAGAGATAGAGATTATTTTCAAGCGGGATATGATTTTGCTATTCGTTTCTGTCACCCCTCTCTATTCCCGCCAAAGGAGATAGTGTTACCGAGTGATGAAGATATTAAAAATGCAGCACTTGATTATATTGATTATGAAGACGATAAGGACACTTTAAAAACAAGGTATTTAACAAGGAGTCAATATGCAAAAGAAGCCTATATGCAAGGAGCAAAAGATTGTAGAGATAATAATATTTATATTTCCGCAACCACAAAGAATGATAAAATGCACAGAGAGAAAGAAGTGCCATTGACGGCGGAAGAAATAAACCATATAAGAGTTTTGATGCAAATAATCTCTGATAGGATAGAGGTTGATGGCGGGATGAACTCTTCAGATTTAAAAAGTCTATGGAATGAACTGTCTGATGTAGTTACTAAATTAGATCAGGTTTCCTCTCAATTTCAGCCAAAGGAGATAGTGTTGCCGAGCGATGAGGAAATAGAAAAATGGGCAGCCGGGCAGGTCAATCAAATTGATCCTGATAAATGTGGCTATGGAGACTGCCTGATAGATGGAGCAAAGTGGCTTCGTAATTTAATTGAGAAACAGAAATGAATAAAAAGGATAGGGAAATAATCTTTAATAAATATAATGGTCATTGTGCATATTGCGGTGAAATTATCAATTTTAAAGACATGCAAATTGACCATATTATTCCGAAGCACAATTTTAATATGCACATTTCTAACAAATATAAAATCCCAGAAAACCTCAATCATTTAACTTTAGCAGACATAAATCATATTGATAATTTGAATCCTACTTGTCGTATTTGTAATAAATGGAAATCAACATATCATATAGAGTTATTTAGATCAGAACTTTCAGAACAAGTAAAAAGATTGAATAAGTATAGTTCTAATTATCGGATGGCTAAAAAATACGGTCTTATAAAAGAAGAAATTAAACCAATAGTTTTTTATTTTGAGAAACAAAACAATGTAGGTATCATATCAAAGGACCTTGCTGGTATTGCCCAAAAACATCTGAAGAAAGAAAATAATTTTATTTAATCAAAAATCATTATTTCCTAATTGTTTTTTATGAGAATAAATCTAAAAGAAATGGATCAAGATAGAGCAGTGCAAGCAATGATGCTTGAAATAAAAGTTGTGATTGGAGAGGATTGTATCCCAAAAATATATGACAAGAATGGAAAAGAAGTAGATTTATTTCTTTTTATTTCTTATTTTTTCAAGAAATATTTACACTTGATGTATGTGGTAGGATATGATGAAGGTAGAAAACAATTAACGGCTCATAACAATCATCCAATAGCACGTGTAGATAAAGAGGGAAAAGTACTTGAAAAATTTAACAACATAGTTGAAGCAAAACATAAATATAAATGTGATCACTATACTATCCTTCGGTCAATACAACAAAGCAAAGCAACAAAAAAAGGATTATATTGGGCTTATTATGAAGAAGAAAGTAAACCAATATTAACTTAATAAAACAAAATTACTTCTTAAATTTAATTTTTGCTCCCAGTTTAATAGAGTGAATATTAATATCCCCATACCTTTGATACATATAACCTAACTCCGTATTCTTTTTAGTAATATAATCTATCCCTCCACCAAAGATAAAAGTTGATGTATTGCCTCCTACAATGGTATACCCATAAATCCCATTTTGCGGGGTTGATACAGACTTCTCAATAGTAACTACTTTAGGTACATAAATAATACTATCCTTCCTAATTTCAACCGTAATCGGTCTATACCACCATGTCCTGTTAAGTAATGTTCCCCGTACTTTAAAATCATAATGAACATCTATATCTTTCTTTACCAAACTGTCTTGATAGATATTAATAGTTGTATCCTGAGTAACTTGAGGATTAGGCATGGGAGGTTGAGGATCTGGAATTACAATTGGTTTCTCCATCCAAAATGTATCAATTCTTACCTCTGGAGGTTTATTAGCCAAAGCAAGTATTGAGTCCCATGTCTGTTGAGAAAGTAAAACCTGTCCTTTGGGAGGACAGGAAGTGGTGTGCTTACACTCCCTTAAAAAAATAATGTAAAGCACACCAATGATCATTAAGATCAAAATTCCAGACTTCCATAAATCTTTCATCCTTCAGGAGTTAGAATTTCACTCTTAGAGTTAGTAGCAAGGTTCTTTATTAAATAAGCTATAATGGCTGATAAAGAAACCCAACCACATCTGATGACTACTGCCTTAAAAGAATAAAGGGTAGGATCAATTAACACCATTTGTAAAAGAGTGAGCACGGCAGTTAGTACTGCTACCAAAAGACCTTTAAGAAAGTCTCTCAGATTTAATTGTAAAAATTTTGAGCGTTCCATAATAAAATTTTTTAATGAGTACTTCAAATTATTGCTTAATTGTTATCCAAACTTGTTCTCCACGATTTATAGCATCCCGTATAAGATTACTAATTACAGTCTCCCAATATTTATAATTAACTAAACCACCTTTAATTTTATTTTCCCCTACAAGAGGACAACCTTCTGACCAATCAGCATTTTTACCACCATGGATTCTGATACCAGTAAACCCAGGTACATTTTGAAGTATTGGTAAAGATCGTTTAAGTTTCATTGAATATGTAAATAATACCCTGTATCTTCCACAAGGAATTGCTGTTTTACCATATATTTTCCCTTCCCCGGAATCATCAAAATCGTTATCATGATTATAATCATTCAAATCTCTGATGGGATCTTCTATTGTGTCACATTTATACCCCCCATCAACAGTAAATCGCCCAATAGTATAAGTAGATAATTTATACTTTCTGAATATTTCAAGTTCAAGTGTTTTCATTTTTTAATGGTATCAGTTTGTGTAGTATCAGCACGTTTTACATCATAACGATATACTCCTCCACGTGTAGTCATTGGAACACCTTCAATCATTCTGTTTGTTTTAGATGTGGTAAGTTCTATTGCAGAATTTTTTTTACTGTTGACAAATCCAAAATATGTCGTAGTACATAAAGCCAATGCTGCAATAATAGTCGTTGTTATTTGAATAATCTTTTGAATTTCTGCTCTTTTTTCTGCTTTTGTTTTTATATGATTATTATCTGCTTTATTTTCTCCTTTTTCAATACTCTCTATTTCTTTTTTGTAAGATTCAATAGCATTTATGGCTGTTATTGCGGTTTTTGTATTTATTTCAGATTTTTTATTTAATTCTGCAATCCCTAATTTTATATACTCTACGGTATCTACCATTTTAAGAACTTTAAAAGCAAGACCATCTTCAGGATGCCCATTACCCAATAAGATCAAATTCATCTTTTGAATGTTTTCTTTTTGAGTACAAACATGAAGTACCTTTACCTGTGTTTTTTTCTTTGGTAATTTTGTCAAAGAAGATTGAGAATGTGAAGTCATATTCTTTTTTATTTTTATACAATTATACCAATGATTCAATAACATACCAATCTCCATCATAATATGTCATATAGAGCATTCCTCGTGGATAAACAATTACTGATTTTGAAAAAGAACCACTATAATAAAAATTACTATCTACTTCCCCTCCAGAATCATCCATTGTCACTTCTAAAGTATATGTATCATTCGCATTTATTACAATTAAAAAAGGTGTAGTAGCAGATTTCCCCCCACCAAATTGACTATCTGTTTCTGCCGTATTTGGTAATATTAAAAATAAATTTCCACTTGCAGCAGTATCCATAATATAAACAGAATTTGCTATTGTAGTTAATATTCTATCAGATGTAAAAGTAAGAGGTACAAATGAAAAAGCTTTCATAATACTTACTAAACTATCCTCCCCAACTGCTTGCAATAAGTATGAATTTTTTCCATCCCCTATATAAGTACTTCTATATTTTGTGGTTCCCCCTTGGTATCCTTTTAAATTAAAATATAAAGCACCATTATTATCATTTCTGGAGCCTTCATAAACATCTCCTCCTTTTATGGCTACACTATTTGTATAAGCACTTTCAGGATCATATCCAACTCTGGTTCCTATTTCTACAACCCCTAATGCCGTCATATCCCCTTCAGGGGTAACTCTGAAATCAGCAGAAGCTCGATCATCCCATTCTGCCCCCGCATAGAAAGGAAAATCATCTGGTGACATTCCTGCTGATCCTAAAGCAGAAGATTCTCCATCTTTATATAAAGCAGCATTTGTAATTGTCCATCCACCAATACTTCCACTTGTAGATACAATAGTCCCTTTTAAATATACATTGTCAGAATACAAACCATAACCAGGATCAGCAGGAACTATATCATAGGATTCTAAACTTTTAAGATTACCAAGTTGTAATTTCACAGTGGTTTTATCTGCCAAACTCCATTTATCATATGAACTTACCCCTGCCAATACTCTTAAAAATGGATTTTCAGAATCAGTAGCACTCATAAAAATACTGTTTTGCATAGCAGTATTAGAAGTATGTCCTATCGTACAAACCTCATCTCCTACTTCTACTGTTCCTACATCTACCGGAGCTCCTGCAGCAGTCATTAAATGTATCCTGTCATCAGGGTCTATGGCTGCCACAAATCTTACTATTTTTTTTATTGTAGTGAATCTATCTATATCCACTTTTTGTATCATTACAATTGCTCCTACTGTAAAAGGAACTATACTATTTCCTTCAGGATCTTCAAAATAAACCCATTCAGAACCAACCGTGGGAACATCTACAGTTTTTATTCTTCCTGCTCCAGCACCTATAATTAATCCTCCATTTTGATAATGAAGTTGATTTATTATTAATTCATATACTTTTAAACTTCCACGTATTAAAAGACTACCAAACTCTGCTTCTCCTGCAGCATTAATTTGCCAATTACTTCCTTGAAATCCTGTGGTAAAATTAGTTTGTTGTGTTATCCCATCTACAAATATATTATTATCTCCCGCATCACTTTCTCCTCCTACATGTAAACCTCCATTGATTGATAATTTAGATAATGGAGAAGTAAAACCAATACCCACATTACTCCCATCAGGTTGTAATACCAACAATCTATTAGCTGCTCCTGTGAGTGCAGATTGTATCCAACTATATGTTCCAGCAGTATTCACCCCCATAAATAACTGCATTTTATTAACTACACCACCATCATTTATAGCAATTCCTTCTAGTACACTTGCACCTGTTCCAGATACTACTTTTACCTCAAATACATTTGTAGGTGCAGTATTCCCAATACCTACATTACCTCCACTAGGTTGCAATAATACATAACTTGAGGTTTTTGTTGCATGGGAAGTTCCTTCAATTGTTATATCACCATTAGCATCTGCTGATCCGTAGATTAAGGGGGTTGTTATTTTTGTTGTGAATACGGGGGATTCTAATTTAGCATACTCAATGGCTGTTTCATAAGCCATTGTACCTAAATTTCCTACGTTTATATAATCAGATTCGTTTAAATGGTAGTATTCATTTTCCATTGCACTATTAGAAGCTTCAGAACCCCCTTGTAATCCTCCCAGATCGTTATGTTCCCCTCCAAATCCTCCAATGCTTCCAGCAACTCCTCCCCCAACAGAAGATCCTCCACCAATATATGCAAATGATGTACTTACCTGTTTATCACGTCTGACAGGTAATATTGTTTGTTCTGTAAGAGTTATTGACATATTCTTTATGTTATGGTTTGTCTTGAACTTACCAATTCAATAAAAGTACCTTCCAAATATTCTTCACGATCATTATAAGTACCATTTATAATATGAAATCTTTTAGTTGATAAATGATTTGTATCTTGTATCAACACCATCATTAAAGTAGGTATATTATAATATATGGAGGATTTAACATCTAATTTACCTGTTATCTTAAAACGTTGTGCTCCGTACTGTGATAATAAATTTTGTAATAATAATTTTGCTGAAGTATAATCTGATCCCCCACTCCGATGAAACCCTGAAAGCAAAACACCATTACCACCAGCATAATTATTAATAAATGCTCCTTTAGATGATCCGTACAAACCTATACCATGTTTTAATTCTATATCTAATCCTGATTTTTTCAAAGTTGCTGAACTATCTATTACTCCATTCGTAAGAATACCATCATTTACAACTGTATCTTTAGTCAAATTTGTTATTGCAATATTTATATCTTTAATCAATATATTTTGAAATGCATCATCATTGACAGCATCCATTTCTTTTGGTATTCTTAATGTGATTTGCCCATTCAAATCACTCTCACTTTCAGGTAAAGGAATATACATATAAACCTGTACCCATTTATCACCAACATCACTTGTATCTACTGGCATATAATATTTAGGTTTTCTGAACCATGTACCATGTATATACCTACTCGGAATTATTTCTGCATTTATTTCTCTTATTTGCCCAAATAAAAATGTACCTTCTGTATCTTCCCAACCACCAGGAGCACCATAGGTACTTTGAAACCATTTATTTCCAATTTTTAATTTAAAATTATTTAACCATGTCCACGGAATAACCGTGTGAGCAGCAGCAGGATCCCATATATTTCCATAATCACGGGTATTAATATATACATTCATACTTAATTCCAAATAAATATTATCATCTTTATTAATATATGAATTTGGAAAGGTATATTCATAATATCCACTTCCTCCTGGTTCTTGTCTTATTATATACATTTTATTTTCAGAGTCAGGATAAATTTGTTGTATTGCTGTAAATTTATCTGATACCGTAGTAGTCCATCCTAACATATCAATATCATGAAATATACGATATATTAAACCTTCTTCAGAATCACCATATTCCCCGAAAGTTTCAGGATCAGTTATATTTTCAGTATCATTAAAATCATACCCTACTTCACAAAATGTATATGGATCATATTTAATATTAATATAATCAAAAGGAGTAATAAGGTCTATTTGTTGTCCTGTTTCATACCAATTAATATCCCCATTAGAAATATCAAGGGGACCTCCCATAGCAATTGTACCAGGAACATGAGGAGTTCCCCATGTAGGGTGGGTATTATACATTTTTCCTGTGGAACCAAGATTAATAGGATCAACCATATAAATTGTTGTTCCTTTCAAAGAAAGAACCATTCCTAATCCTTCACAAATTGAATCTAATACTTCCCTGCAAGACATAGGTTCGTCTTTCTCATCATAATAATTAGCATTATTCACATAAACCCCTGTAAGAATGGTATCATAATCAGAAGCACTTACTAACAAATCATTAAATTTTCTAATATATAAAAATTCCAAATTTATTTTAGCAAATATTCTTTGCATTACGGTTCCAATAGATTCTATACCAGTATAATTACTACCCCCAATACCATTCGTATATGGAAGTTCATCCAATATTGACAAACCATCATTACAATAAATAGTAATTGGAGCCAATAATGTTAAAGGATAACTGTAACTTTCAGTATATATTCCCGTATTAATAAATCCCTGCCAAAATAAATTTTCATTTTCTAATCCTCCACTACTGTCTTCACTATCCCCTTCATAAATCATTACTTTAAATTGCTGAGGATCAGTTGTAAAAAATTCCTGTAAAGATAATGGAGTTGCCATTATTTGAATGGTTACCCCTGAACCAACCGAGGGTGTATAAATATTTGTTTCATCCCCTGTGTAAGATATTTCCAAAGGTGTCCCAGCTGCCTGAAGTTGAGTAATACCTCCACTATAATTTTTTTCAAGAATATTAATAGTGGTTTGAGTACCTCTTCTTCTAAGGTATTGAATTTGATATTTTATACCATATTCATCCATTATGCAAAACTTTTAATTTTTTTATTATATTTATTAAGAACACCAACCAATGAAGTTCCTTCAATATGAAAAATTACCTCCCCACCATTATCACTAGAAATAGAACTTAATTTGCCAGGAGGTATAACAATTTCCCCGGATGTAAGTCTTGCCGGATATGTATCATTAGGATACCCCGGAGGAATTATTCCTCCTTGTGCCATTTTTGAAGCTTCTGCTGCATTTTTTGAATTGGTCATTAATGTCATTAATGCAGCAATACCTATTGCAGCCGTAACAAGTCCAAAAAGTCCCTTTCTTGCAATTTCTTTAGCAGCCAATGTTGCACTTGCTGTAAGTAATGTCGTCACATATTGAGCAAGTAAAGCCGTTATAATTTGCTGGGTTGTTGAAAGAATTGTATTTACATAATCCTGCCATACTATTTTCACATTTCCTATACTTGTACCAATTAATATTGCCATATCTGTAACACCCTGCCCGACATTTTCAAAAATCATTTTACTTTTTTCAATTTTTGCTAAATCTTCATCATATTTTCCTAAGAGAGTCAAAACAGTTTTAAATTCACGTATCCATGTATCCGTTCCTTTTATAACATTGTCACTAAATAAATATTCCATTGCATTTGAAAGAACATTAATAGATTTTGTGGTTGCATTAAAAGCATCCCTCCCATTTTCCCCTATTTTTACTGATATTGCTCTATCTAATGTATCAATTACTTTTAATTGATTTTCCAATTCTAATATAAAAGCTGATTTATTTCCTGCCATTGCCCCACCTCCAACGGCACCTGTACGTAAAAATAAATGTTGATAATCTGTTGGTGTTCCTCCTTTAATACGATTTGTTTCAATCCTATCAAGTTCTTTATTTTGTTCTTTTAATTTATCATTATATTCTTCCAATGCTTTAACAGCCTCCTTATTACTTTGAGTATGAGCATTAATAACATCATTTAATCCACCTTGTTTTTTGATTAGTTTCTCTACTGCTTTTCCTTGTTCATCATAAAATTTAATAACAACGAGTGCAGAATTTTTATCAACTTCAGTTTCATATTGTCTATCTTTAATATAATCTGAAATTAATTGTTTTCTTTCTTCTACATAATATTTAGTAGCATCCGTCCATCTTTGAACATCAGCAGTATCATATGCTTCTGTTTTCTTTAAATGTGCTAAATTTGCTTCTTTATCAGCTATCTCTTGTTTCCACTTTAATACTTTTTCTTCTTGTTCTATTTCTTTTAAACCATAGGTTCTTGCAATAAGTAATTTTTCTTCCTCCAAAGCTCTTCTTTGAACAATATCATTAGCAAGAATTTGTAATTGGTCTTGACTTAAAGTTTTTAAAACAGACATCCTTTTTCCAATGGAAACATCTAATTCCATTGCAGGACTTACATAACCAAGTGCAGCCTTAGCTTCTGCTATTTGTTCTTTTAAATCTTTTATTTTATCAATTAATTTTTGAATTAATGGCCATGCGGCAGTTACCACAACTCCTATTCCTAATCCTGCAAATACAAATTTTCCAATGGCTGCTCCTGCTGAAAGCATAACTGCACTTAAACTTTCAAAAGTTACAGATAAAGTACCAAGAGTTAAATTAGTAATCACCCCTGCCGTTCTTGTAACTATCAATTGGGCATTCCACAATCCAAATACTTTAGTAATCATCCCAACCGTGGAAATTAATCCTGATAAAGTATACCCAATAACAGATATAAGTAATGATAAAGGACCAAGTAAAGCAATAATTCCTACCAAAACCAATTTATGTCTTTTTTGCTCTTCTGTCAAAGAATTAAACCACTCAGTCAATTGTCCTAATTCTTTTACCAATTTCTCCAATAAAGGTAATAAAGCCTCTGCTATTGATTTTCCTAATGAAATCATAGAAACATTGGCTGCTGAAATAGCCTGATCATACCTAACCTTAATTGTATCTGCCACTGCTGCAAAAGCCTTACCAAGAGATCCAGAAGATTCAGTAACTCTTTGCATCAATTCAGTATTATATTTAAAATTCTTTCCGGCAATGGATAAGAATCCTGTTAATGCTCGTATATTTGGTAATACATCACTAATTGCTTCATCCCCATATTTCATTTGTAAGTCACGAAGTTTTTGCATCAAAGGAATTAATCCTTGATCCTTTAAAATCTTACGTAACTCAGCATAACTGGTATTCATACCATTTAGAGCAGCCTCTCCCTGAGAGGTAGCCTTTAGTAATGAATTAAAAATACCTTTCAAATAAACAGCGGAGTTGGCTGCTGAGGAACCTGTTAAGGTTATTGCTGCCATACCTCCTGCCACCTGATCAAATGAAACTCCAAGATTGGCTGCTATTGGAATAATTTGACCCATAGTTCTAGCAAAGGCATCAGCTTCCCCTTTACCTTCCCTCACTGCTGCCACCAATATATCAGCTGCTTTTGCAGCAGTCATCCCTGTACCAGCATAAGCATTAAGTACGGAGGTAAGTAAATCTGCCATTTCTACTGTAGAGCCTAATCCGCTCGTTGCTGCCTTAGCAGATACCTTTAGTACCTCTAATGCCTCAGCACCTTTGATCCCCGAAGAGGCTATGAAGTATAAAGCATCAGCCAGTTCTTGAGGTTTCTTAGCAACTTCCGGTCCCATTTTTAATATTTCTTCTGACCAGGCATTTACCGTATTCTGAGCAACCCCGGCTAAACCTACAATTTTCTGGGTAGAAAATTCAAAATCAGAAGCCATTTTCATAGATGCTTTCCCTGCCATTACCATAGGAGCAGTTATAGCAGCAGTGGCAAGGTAACCAAATGTTCGGAATCTTTGTGCGGTAGTATTTAATGAAGAGGTTATAGATTTCTCAAACTGCTGCATAGCAGTCATCCCTTGATTTAATCCTGAGGCATCTATTCCCATCGAAACAATTAATGTTCCAATATTCATGGTTTCTGTTTTTTAACTGGTGGTGTTTTTCCTTCTTTTATAGATACTTTTCTATTTTGATCTTTTGCTATTTGCAAAAGTATTGCTTTCATTTCTTCCACACTTTGCTGTTTTCCTGTTTTTAAATCTCCACTCCAATCCAATAGAAAGTCTTTAACATTTGTCAAAGTTGCTCCCTTTCTTCCATGAACTTTAATAGTCAAATTGGTAAGTAAAGAAGCCATATAAGAAATTCTAAAATCATCCCTCCAAGTTCCTATTGGATCCAACCTATCATAAGCTTCCCACTCACTAAGTTGCCTTGAAGTAAGCTGATCCAACAGGTAATCTGGATGAACTACACCTAACTCTCTACAGAGCCTAAACTGGAACTGCCGGGCTGGCCGGCATCTGAGTTTTTTACAAGTGCCTCCTTGTCTGCTTCCGTAATAGCATTAAGTTTTTGAGCAGCATTTACAATCTTTTCAAGTTTGGCAGCACTCATAGCATTACTCAATAATAGATAATCCTTCGGATCAAGTAATAATTTTCCATCTTCATCACAAACCGTGACTACTGCAAGTTTAGCCCTGAAATCATCTAGTTTTGTAGTAGGTTTATTATTCCCATCCATTACATACAAAGAACGTTCAAATACATCTCTTTCATGTCCCGTCATCTGACGAACATAAACATAATTTCCATTTTCAAATTCAACCTTTTCTGTAAGAAGCTCATCCCTTTCAAGTAACTTCTTTTTGTCAAGTAGATTTCCCATGATTAGTAATTATTAAATTATTAGTAAATAAAAAACTCTTGATTAGAGAAAATAAAATTAAGCACTTGATCCGGAACCTGAATTAATCACAACCCGTCCACTGACTTTTAAGGATACATCTGCTGTAACCTTATCATCGGCTGGAATGGCTAATCCTAATTCAGTAACCAGAGCAGTAAACTCAAACGAAGTGAGTTCATCATCTGGCAGCAAAATTTCATAGTTCTGGAGGTCATCACTCTCAAAATCATCATTCATTGTCTCGTAGGTATCACGAGTAAAATTCATAGGAAGAGTAACTGTCCCTCCATCACGAAAGCCTCCAATAAAATCTCGATAACCCGCAGTTGAGTCCAAAGATGTGGTATCTATTACATCTCTAGATTTATTTGGTCCAGCTATCGAATTAATTTCGGCAATGTCAACCCAGTTTGGATTTGTATTACCTCCCCATCGCCGAAATTTTGTTCCTACACCAGCTATGGCATTACTTGGCATTTTTTACCTCCTTTTTTAATTATGCAACTCTCCGTTGCAAGTTAAATGTACATACTAATCTACACAGCCCATTATCATCCCTATCCAATAGAGCGGGACCACTGGAACAAGTGATAAGGGTATATAATGCGCCATTCCATGTTTCTTGATGTTTTCCATGTAAGGCATCCTTTATGCTATTTATTAAATTCCAACCAGCAGTGTAACTGGTATTTCTTACTCGTATTTGAATAGAAGGATATTCATATCCGACATCTCCCCCTACTCCAAGGTAAGGAGCAAATCCGGGAGTATCAAATATTGTGACACAATTCTTCGGAGTTGTTGGTTCCACTGCTATAAATAAATTGGTAGCATAAGTTAAATCAATTCCTGAAGAATCCCCGTAGGCTTCTATCATTTCTACTATATCTAAACTTGGAGCATTCATATTATTTCTTTATTTGAGAATTTTCTTTTACAATCTGTACAATCTTACTGGTATTACTTTTTATATGTGATTCCAACCACTTAGGTCCAGCACCCGGTCTTTTAAAATTAGCTCCAATCATCTCATGAACAAACCCTCCATAATTGGCAGAATACCCCATTATCAAAAACTGTTTATCTTTATTAGATTGAGAGGCAGCCATCCCTTGTGTTTCAGTAAGAACTGAAGTATGATCCTCAGACATCTTAGCAGCATTTGATCCTTTGAAAGTGTGAGTACCTGCTCCTACCTGAACTCGTTTAGCAGTAGTCACAAAGTAAGAAGCTCTCAAATTACCTAAATCAACCGGAGTCAAAGGAGGGGTATGTTCTGTTTGATTTCTAATAAAAGTAGCCGCCATAATTAATCCCCTCATACTTCTAACCTTAATAGCTTCCAATTCCTTATTAAGATTAGTCATGACAACTTCTTCACCTTTTAAACCCCAGGTGAACCCTCTCATATAATCTGCTCCACGACTCTGTCCTTTTGCCATTTTTAAAATCCCCCAAATGATAAACTTGGTGTTAAATATGCCTTTCTTACAAATTCTGTAGTTGATCCTAATGCCGGAACCTTTTGAAATCTCTTTATAATATAAGCCCCTTCAATATCTTGTGGTTTATCTAAACCACCTTCACTACTTTCTGCATCAGTTATAGAATCATATAAATTTTCTAAGGTTCCTAAATACAAGTATCCTTCTTCATCAACATCTTGTAAAGTATAAACAAGAGCACGAGAAGTAAGTTCATTCCCTTTGGCATCTGCTACTATTTGGTTCATTTCTTCCCATCGACAATATATCTCTACAGGTTCTGCAAAGGTAAACCCTCCCTGACCATCCTTTACAAGAGTCCCCCAATAAACAGCAATCTGTTTACATTGTCTTGTCAATAAAGTAGATATACCAGTCATTGATTAAAAATTTGGCACTGCCGTTATAGATGCTCCCATTTTTCCCATCTTAGCCATTTTACCAGTGAAATCAAGAGTAATAACCATCTGCCCGTATGGAGTAGATTCAAGTTTACTTCCCCATTTTCCTGTATATTTTACTTCTGCATCCCCTACTTTTTCTTCACTCGTTGTCCTAAAAACAGTACTGGCAATCATGTGAGCGGTAAACCACCTTTCTATTTCTTTCAATAAAGTGGTATTAACATCAGTATCATTGAGGAAAACTTCATCAATAAGTTCTGTTGCTGCTCCTATCATGGTAGTAACTACGGCATCTGCCGTAGTACATCCATCCATAATTGCTTTTACTTCTGCGGCTGTTACTCGTGCTGCCATTATATTATCTCCTTTCTTTTCTTATTTCCCCATAGTAGAGGATTAATAAAATCAGTTAAATCTTCCACTTTTGATAATCCTACCCAATCCAAAACTTCATATAATTGTTCATAATTGTTATCAACCATTCTTTCTGGCCAAATCTGTTTACAATTTACTCCACTTTGAATCATTTCAATAAATCTTTTTTCATGTTGATGTACCCACCAAAGCCAACCATCATATTCTGATTTGACATTTACTTTCTCTTGAATTCCTTCATCTGAAAAAGCATTCATATATCCAGTTTTCAAACAAGATTGAATAATATCACAAGATTTTCTCCTTACAATAATCCACTTAGCATTTGGAAAAGCATAATGCCATAAAGGCCATACAAGCCCCACCCCTGACCCTTTATACATCCAAGGACCTTCTTTATATTCTTCCTCTATAATAATCTGTTCAACTTGATCTTTCCAATTCATCGGTATAGATATGGTTTCCAAATCTGGTAAAGGATATTGTCCTCTTACATCTGCCCCCATCCTATCAAAATAAGGTTTAACCAATTCTTCTTTTATCCTTATATTCTCAAACATTGCCCGTTTAGAAGTTTTTCCAAGAAAAGCCCCGCACTTATTTATAGCAGCCGCCACAATTGAAGTGCCTGATCTGGAACATCCTGTAATAAGTATGGGACTCTCTTTTATCATTTATAGAAGTTTATAAGTTCTTGTCTGTATTTATTCCTCTGCATTCTATTTGTGGTCTTGATTAATTGCCTTGGATGTCTTCGATAGTATGCTAATACCTCAGGACAATACCCTATACGCAAACCAGCTTGCAGGCACCTTAAATTAAATTCGTATTCTTCAAAGGATCTAAATTTATCTGATTCATTAAATCTTCCTACTTTTTCAAATACCTCTCTGCGGTACATCAACGTAGCACTATGTATGGTATTCTTAAATATAAGATTCTGTAAGGTAGGATTAGTTATGGAAGGTTTCCAAAGAATGTAGGTTTTAGTCCTTTCATTAAGTTGAATGGCATTACCGTGAAGAATATCAACTTTCTGTTCCTCCATTGCTCTCACAGAATCACCAATACAATTAGGAGTCAGCATATCATCCTCATGAAGATACTTAATGTATAGCCCTTCCGCCTGAGGTAAAGCATTATTAAAATTTTGAGGCCAATTGCCTTGCCCCTCACTTAAAAGTAATTGTACTCCCGCAGGAACACTTTCTACAGCCTCTTTTAACCACCCTCTATCCTCTTTATAAGGAATTATGACAGTCACTATCTTTTTCTCAGTCTTCTTTACAAAAGTAGTTTGATTTACATAATTAACTACCCATGGTAAAGTAATGGAAGCTTCCACAACATCGAAGATTCTTGGTTTCCCATGAAAACAAACCAAATCAGCATCCTCTGGTAAAGGATTGAGAATTACTTTTGTCTTAGGCTTGAAATCATATACGGTAGTAGTCAATTGTTGCCAATATAAATCAGGTTTAATGTATTTTCTTAGGAAATTATCCATTCTAAATCCTTGAGTCTGGGTTCCCTTCTGCCACTCTTCCCATACTTTCTTAATTCCATTGTGATTTGCCGGGAACCATACCAATCCTGTTGCTAATTGATCTTTCTGCCAAAAGTCTTCAAGAGTTATAAATTTATCCTCCTCTTTTATTAAATCAAAAATTCTTTCCAATGATTTAACAACAGCAGTATCTAAATCAATATAAAGGAATGGTCTGTATTGTTCCATCTCCGGTGAGTAAAGTCGCATACGTGACCAGGTTCCTTTATAATTATTGGTAAGAGGGATAATTTCAATATTACCTAAATCATAAGAATTGACTGCCTGATCCCACAAACATATAATTCTTGATTTTTGGGATGACTCCCATTTACCATTAATGTGACGAGCAATCAACTCAACATCCCGGAATCTGAAATCACCTCCCGAACGCAATACTACCACTATGGTACGTTTTAAATTTTCCATTATTCAAATATTGTAAGTAATTCTATATTTATCTCATCTAAATTAGAAATCAATGAAGTGGCTGGTCCTCCTTTTTGTAAATGATAAACATGCTTAAACCCTGAAAAATCCCATTTATAAGTAAACAAAGGATATTGAAAATTATTAGCATATTCTTCAGTATCATGAACCACAAAATAATCAACATAATCCTTTAATAATTCAACCACTTTGGTACGAGCTTCCCCAGGATCACCATCTATAAAAGCCACGGAATAATGCTCTTTAAACAATGGATGTTCATATTTGATAAACTCTTGTTCTGATAAATATAATAATTCATGATTGTCTGATTTAAATTCTGTAAACCGATTGAACCACAACTCACTGGTATCAACTGATAAAAGTGATCTATTTTGCATCCCACAAATCATATGCATAATTTTTGTACTATTCCAACCCATTCCATACTCCAATACTTTTCCTTCCTTAATGGTATTGAGAGTATGAATCAAAACAGGTTGATGAGAACTAAAAGGAGTCAATTTTTTTCCTTGAATAAAAAATAAGTAAGATTCTTTAAATTTATCCTCCACTAAATTCATATGTCTGTCATTTATCATGTCTGTGGATATTTAACCATTATGTAATCTATTTTTTTCAAATTACCTCGCTCAAAGAAATCATAATAATAAGTATCTTCATCTTTAATTGGAAATTGTTTCCAACAATGTTTTATACAACCAAAATATAAATTCATAATTCCTTGATCGTTTGTTTTACAATTGACATACCTATAAGCCAAATTAGTCAACTCCTCAAACGTAGAGTCTTCTATAATTGAGGTATCATAAAGCATTACAGTAGCCTGAAAATGATCTACATTCATATTGTATAATAGATTCAATTCCTCATATAAATCAGGATAAAGAACTTTATCAAATTGAATATATAATTTATCACCTAACTCATACCTGGGATAAGCGTTGGAATGAGCATACAATTTCCCTGTACTATCTAAATTGATTATTTTATTGAGAGGATTAAATATCTGAGTCCCGGTATCAATATATAAACATTTTTTATAGTTATTTCTAAACCAAGAATGGAAAATATAAAATTTATGGTAATGAATCATTTTTTGCCACATGGGAAAGCAAGCTCTTACCCGATTCTTTAAAATAGGATCATCAGGAAGTTTTCTTAAATCATTTAAAATAGTATATGTCTGATTTTGTTTGAAATGCTTAATTATAATATTACCATCCTTACAAAGAAGATTTTGATGATTAAATAAATCATCAGCAATAATACAAACTATATCACCATCATATAAACCAATAGTTCTTATTTGATGAATGGTATCCCAAGACTTCTTCAAAAATTTCCTATTAAACATCAATATAATACAAAAGTCTTTCATGTATTTAATATCTTATTTTTCCAGTATAAAAAATTAAGCTTATTCATATTCCAAGTTCCTGATTTTATCCTTTCATATTCAGCATTTAAAAAATCAGGATTGACTTCAGACCAATCATTTACAAAACAAATTGGGAGGTCTTCATAAAACCTATTATTAAGATTTTTCTTTTCAATAGGGATTGTTCCCATGTATAAAGCCTCCCAAGTCCTAATAGTATCCATTCCATTTCCTTCAGGACTGAACACAAATTTATGATTATATATTTGATGAATATAATGATCAAATTGTATTCCATTTCCTCCTCGTTTGGAAGTTACCCATTTTTCATGCTCAAACATTTCGTATAATGGAAGACGTTTTTCCATATTTGTTTTTATACTGTGATTCATATAAGCCAAATTACGAACTCCCCGATGTTGATGCATTTGATTCCTCATAATATCCAATTTAGGAACTTTTTTAAGCCAACGATCATTTTCCAACCCTATTGGAATTGATTCTATCCTGGAATTAATGGTATTTACATTTTTAGAATACCAATGAATTACATTATCTGTCAAAGTAAACTCAAACACTTCTTTTGTATCTCCTCTTCCACTTGGTTGTCTAATCCCATAATCTTCCACACTACAATCACAACTGTGAGTAACCAATATAAATCGTTTACTAAAATATTGCATAAGATCAAGCAAATATTTTACATACATCATGTGAGTATAAATAATATCACCATCCTTCAATTGGGAAACATCAAGAGTATTTTGTAAATCATCATAATCATCCCTTGGACGGAGATTTAACCGAGGGGAATAAGTAAAAGTTGCCAAATCCCTGAATTTGTCCCCTTGAATAAAATCAATATTTTCTATATTAAATCCCATACATATAAAAAATTACCTTCAATTGATATTGGATCTTCCTTAAGTATTTTTCCAGTCGGTTTGAGTTTTTCTATTTCTTCCCTGGTTAATCTATTTGGATGTTCCTTTATAATATATTTTCCAAAGAAATTACAAATCATGTATCCTCTTTCAGACTTCTTAATTATTTTTTCTGCATACATATCCTGATAAGCTCTATCAAACTCAGCAAACGCATAATTACTTATACAAAGAGAGTACTGATCATTTAAAATATCATCCGGGGTTTTAAAAATAATATCAGTAATTCCAAATTTCTTAAGAAATTTAGCAGAAAGTTTATTTGCTTCTGGAAGATCAATAATTGTGTAAGATTTTGGTTTACAATAATCATATATAATTTTACATTGACCACCATAACCTGCTCCAATCTCAACTACATCCATTTTTTCCAAAGAACCAAATAAACTAATTAGATCACCAAGTATCTTAATATATCTAACTGTAACAGATGATATGTATCTATTAAAAGTGGAATAATAGTACTTTATAGGCTGTCCTATATTATCATTCGTAGCAAACTTATCTATATATGATAATAAAAAAGGATATTTTTCTTTGATATAATCAGCATGTTGTTTTCCTAATTCTACAGGAACTCCCTCCACAACGGTATGATAAGCCTCTTTCTTCCTGAAACTTTGAAAAATCTTATCATTAACTGCAGCAGCAGAACAAACTTTTAAATATGCTGGATAAACATTCATTTCTTACCTTTTGATTTAATCCACGAAACATCCCAATAATGAATTGCATAAGAATAAGGTTTAATATAATCCTTTCCATTCCTATTTTGAAAACCAAAATTATTAGGAAACGGGTAAAGATAATCTGGAGGTAAAGCCACTACTCCTCTCATATATGAATTAATGGTCTCAAAGAACTTTTCAGTAAAAAATACCGGACCAGTCGTTCTAAATACTTCTTTTGAAGTATCCCCTGGTTTGACATCCATAGTCTTTATAACCTTCTGAAGAATCAAATGATTTGGAATTGATCCAAGTATGGCTATATTAACTATGGGAGTTGCATCATAACTTATTCCAGCAAAGAAATCCAAATAAAGTAAATCTTCAAATGATTTAAGACATTCAAAATCAGTATCTACATATAACCCTCCAAATTGATTGAGGACATGGTAACGAAGATAATCTGATTTCTGCCCCATATTGGTAATAGAATTAAATAATTTCCAATCGGTAATATGAATATTCTCTTTTTTTAAATCAGCATCAGTCCACAATTTATATTCCCAATCAGGATTGAACATTCTCCAAGACTCACACCATTGATTATATCTTGTTGGAAGAGTACTACCTAACCATATTTGATGGATTTTCTTTGGAATTTTTAGTTTATCAGAATCTTCCATATAAGGACCCATCACCACATTTCTCATATATAAATCATGAAGGATTTTCCACCTTGGATTTTGATCATATTCCAACTGATCAAAAGAATAAGTGGCTTTGAAAGAATCAGTAAAATCTATTATGTATTCTTGTGGTATCATTTCTTTAAGTATAAAGCATCTCCCCAGGTATTATGAGTTCGAGAAGCAGTACTGTCTTTTGTAAGTACTCGTATAAAACCAAAAGGCTTTAAAAATTCATCTAATTCTTCAATTAAACAACACCCTTTATAAACCTCTTCAAAATTAACTTCAGTATATATTATATCAATAAAAGGCAGAGTGGTTATACTTCCTTTAAACACCTCTAATTCATATCCTTGAACATCAATATTAATCATATTATATAATTTACGATTAAAATTGAGTACATCAAGTTTAACCATGCTTACAATCTCCTGATCAGTAAACTTAATATGAGGATGTAATTCTAAATGAGTACCCGGTTCAAGAATAGAACAACTTTGCCCTTTAATTTTCTCCACAAACATTTTCCTTGGTCCTATTTCATTTCCTAAAGCCAAATTATATGACAATACTTCAGATGGAATATGTTCTACCAACTTTTCATAATTGTCTTTTATTGGTTCAAAGAATATCATATTTTTAACTCCTAATTTCAAATATTCCTCATACTCTTGCCCATAATGAGCACCAATATGAAGAACTCCATGAATCTTTAATTGAAACCGCTTCGTTATTTTTTGTAAATCTATTAACATTGTATCCAATCTTTAGGATCAAAAATTTCCAACTCTTTATTAACTGCTCTCTTCCTTACCGGACAATCTATCTGCTGTTTTGGTATAATTACTATTTTATTTGGATTATTATTCAAATGAGCTGCCCACCATGAAAAAGAACTGCGGGAAGCTATTTGATGCTTACATAATCTCATTAATTCAAAATCAAAATATTCATTCAAATAAATAAATTTAACTCCTTTAAAGTTCTCTTTACACCATTCAATATCATCACTAAATACATAGACATTACCATTTAATCTTTCTATTGCTTTAGTATAATATTCTAATGGTTGAACAGGGAATCCTTCAAGATATAAATAATCTCCCCGACGCACATGAACTGCTATTGATTTAGAGTCCATCATAATTTCTTCTCTATAACTTAAAAATTCCCTTGTATATAATTCCTTACGGACAACTATTTCATTTTTTAATTCTGAAAGAACTTTCTCAGAATAGGCTGGGTATTGCCAATACCCATTAAAATTAAATCCATCCTTTTGTAATAAATTTATATCAAACCCTTTTTCAATAATTGGTCTGCCAGGTTGTTTAGAACCTAATTTAATTTTTGTTTCAAACTTATCCAAAATATACAACCGATTAGAGTTTCTTGCTGAGAACTTTTGATACCAAGAAGCATCAAATTGTACATCAATCCCATGAAGAATTTGAGCCTTTCCAAAAGCATACTGGAATAATTGATTCCCAAGTCCTCCACAAAGTTTTATGGTATTCATTTTAAATTACTCTTTTCAATAAATTCTTTCACTGTCATTTTTGGAAACTCCTTTATCATAGAGTCAGGACAACAATTAATTATTTCAATCTCTCTACGTTTAGCATCCTTAGCAATATCTACAAACCCCCTTAAATGTCTATCAAATGGTAAACGATGTGGCTTATTTGGTTTTGGATTAGTATAATCTCTATTATAAACATTATGCCAATGTTGATGTTTACAATTATCAAGTTTCATATCAAATCCAAGTAAAATAATTCTTTTGGCTCCCATATTGGCAGCAATACTAATTGCTGCCGCCCCAGAATTACCATTCCAACTCACCATTTTAGGATTATCACTTATCCCTCTTGAATGTTTAGAATCTCTTGGAGTATATTTCATCCAACTATGCTTATCTGCTTGCGGATGACAAGATACTTTTAATCCAGGAAAAGAAGCTAATCCATTCTGATGTTTCAAAAAGAATCCAACATCCCCAAAGAACACCAAATCAATCCAATTACCAATTAAGTAAGAAG